ATCTGTCGCTCAACCGCGATCGCTCGGTGCGCGGCTGGGTCCGGGCGATCGGGGCGATCCCCATCGCATCGCCCCAGCCGATCGCCAATGTGAACACCCCCGCCGACCTCGCCGCCCTGTGACGGCAGTCAATGGCGATCCCGTCCGGCCACTGACGCTCGTCCGCCTGTCGCCCGATACGGTCGAGCCGATCACCCGCGCCGTCGCGGTCGAATGCCCGGTCGCGATCGAGGTGGACGGGTTCGGCTATGCGGTGATGATGATGACGCCCGAGCGGCTGGCGGACTTCGCCACCGGCTTCCTGCTCACCGAGCGGCTGATCGACGCGCCGGGCGATATCGTCGAGATCGATCCCTTTGCGGCGGAGGCGGGCTGGATCGTCCGCGTGACGCTGGCCGAACATTGCCGGGGACGGATCCACGACCGGGTCCGCCACCGCACGAGCGACACCAGCTGCGGCCTGTGCGGGCTGTCCGGGCTGGAGCAGATCGCCCGCCCCGTTGCCAAGCGCCCCCCTGTCCCCCAGGCCCGCACCGCGACGCTGTTCGCCGCGCTGGAGGGCATTCGCACGTCCCAGCCGCTCAACGCGCTGACCGGCGCGGTCCATGCCGCCATCGCCTGCGATGCAGGGGGCGCGACGCTCGCGGCGGCGGAGGATGTCGGGCGGCACAATGCGCTCGACAAGCTGGTCGGCATGCTGGCGCGATCGGATCGGGGGGCGGACTTCATCCTCGTCACCTCGCGGATCAGCTATGAGATGGTCGACAAGGCCCTGGTCGCGGGCGTCGGGATGCTGGTCGGAATCTCGGCCCCGACCAGTCTCGCGATCGACCATGCCCGTACGCAGGGCCTGACGCTGATCGCGCTGGCGCGTGCCGATGCCATGCTGGTCGCGAACGACCCGCACGGACTGTTCCGCGACTGACCGGCCCTAGCCCATGGCGACGCGCCGCCCCGGTTCGGACTCGTCGTGCCAGTCATGGAACGGCTCGACCGCCACGGGCACCGGCTCGTGCAGGATATGGTCGCGACCGGCCCGCTTGGCGCGATAGGCCAGCTGGTCGGCGCGGGCGATCAGATCGTCGAGCGTCTCGCCCGGTGCATGGCGCACGATGCCGCCGCTGACCGTCAGGGGTGGCAGGCCCTGCCGATCGAAGAGACGAAGCAGGGCGCGGACGTCGCCGGCCAGGTGGCTGGCCCGGTTGTCGGATCGCTCCGCCGGGCCAAAGGCATCAGGCACCAGCAGCGCGAATTCCTCACCCCCCAGGCGCACCGCCAGCACGTCGCGCGCGGCCACGGTCCGCAGCAGGTCGGCAAAGGCCACCAGCACCCGGTCCCCCATCGCGTGCCCGAACATGTCGTTGACCCGCTTGAAGTGATCGAGGTCCAGGACCATCGCATAAAGGCCGTGCCCGTCGCGCTTGGCCTCGGCGAGCAGCGCGGGGCCGGCCCGGGCCAGTCCACGCCGATTGGCCAGCCCGGTCAACGGATCGCTCTCCGCATCCCGTATCGTGTCGTCCAGCGCCTTCTGGATGACCAGCAGCATCAGGAACAGCCCGGCCGCGACCAGCAACACCCCGGTCGAGACCTGCGACACGACCGCATAATAGCTGGTCGCATAATATTGCGCCGAATGCCCCGACCCCAGCGACGCCGCCATGAACGGCTTGGCCAGGAAATGCGCGCCGATGATCCCGAACACCACCATCAGCAGGGTTCGGATCGGCCCCTTCTGCGCGATCCGCCGGATGGAGAGCAGGACCAGGATCGATCCGAGCGCGAACGGCAGCTGGAACAGCATCTCATAGGGCAAGCTGTTGCGGGTGCCGCCCAGCAGGCTCATCCGCAAGGTCATTCCGCCCACCCATAGCAAGGCGGCGGGACGGCGGCATAGCCGATGACCCGCAAAGGCCTGGATCCCCACCGACATCACCGTGATGGCGCCCAGGAACGCGGCATATCCCAGCACCGCGAACAGCAGCCGATAATCGGTGAAGCGGAACAGCAATTCGCAGATCGGGGTCAGGAAACCCAGCAGATAGCTGACCATGAACCAGACCGCCGCGCGCTGCCGCAAATAGGTTATCGCGACGACGCCGTACGTCACGACGAACAGCGCCGCCATGCAGCTATTGGCTATCAGGGCATAGACGGCGGCATTCACGGCGTGGAACCCAAAGCCTCCCATTGGGATCGTGATGAGGGGACCTATCGCCCGATTGACCAAATATCCGTTAAGATCAGGTCATAAATCGCGGCACGAAAATACGTCCGCCGCCCCTCTATCGTAACAATGGCCAAGATGTCATCCTTCCGCATAGGTCAGGTCGGAGGACAATGGGCATGCGGCGGATTTTGCACGGTTTCTGGATGTCATCGCTGCTGGCGACATGTGCGGCGGCCGGTGCGGACCGACCACCCGAGAGGCCTGTGATGGAACAGGCGCGGCAATATGAAATCGCCGGACGCTATTGGGATGCCAATCGCCTGCTCGAACGATCCACCTTTACGGCCAAGGGTGGGGTGACCGATCCCTTCCTCTTTCAATATTGGGCCCAATTCACGCCCTTCGTGACCAATGAACTGGACCCGGCCCGTTATGACCTGGGCCGCCGGAGCGCGCCGGGCGACGCCGAATGGGCGAACCGGATCGCCGCCGCCCAGCCACGCGACGCCATCGACGAAATCGTCGCACGGGCCCAGCACACCCGAATCGTCATCCTGAACGAAGCTCATTACAGCCCCCGCGACCGTGCCTTTGCCTGGCAGGTGGCACGGGCGCTGCGCCCGCTGGGCTATGACGTGCTGGCGGCGGAGACCTTTGCCGGCGAAGCAGCCAAGCCGGGCGACCTTGCCCCGGTCGAACGCTTGCGGCGCGACGGCATCGTGCGCCGCGACACCGGCTTCTATACGCATGATCCGGTCTTTGCCGGGTTCGTGCGCAACGCCCTGGCGCTGGGCTATCGCCCGGTCGCCTATGAACAGACCAAGGCACAATCGACACCGGACGGCGGCGTGCCCGAACGCGAACAGGCGCAGGCGGACAACCTCCTGGCGTTTCTACGCGCCAATCCCGATGCCAAGCTGTTCGTCTATGTCGGTCACGGCCATGTATGGGAGGGCGGCAGCGACGATCCCAAGGCCGGCATGATGGCGCAGCGGCTGAAGCGGATGTCGGGAATCGACCCGCTGACGATCGAGCAGACCAGTCTGTCCGACCTCAATACCCGCGCACGCCCAGCCTTGGCCGTGGCGCAATCGCGGCTTCGGGGACGCCCTGCAATATTCATGGACGGAGAGACGCCGCTGCTGCTCGGGGCGACCGGCGAAGTGGATTTTCAGATTGTGCACCCAGCCCGAAGCTATCGCCACGGCCGCCCCGCCTGGCTGGTGACGCTGGGCGGCAGGCCAAAGGCGGTTCCCACCGCGTTGCTTCCCAAACAGGGAGAGCGGCTGGTCCAAGTCTTTGCCGCCAATGCGCCCGATGATGCCGTGCCGCTGGATCAGGTGATGGTGAAGGCCGGAGAAGCTGCGCCGATGTTGATGGTCCCAAACATCCCCGTCCGCTTCGCCACACAGGACGATGCGACTGTTGGTCAGCCTTAAGATACGAAAGAAGGAAATACACCGGGTGGTAGCGAAGGAACGCGACCATCTGAGCAGATTGTCCAGAACCCTTAAGGTTTGAGGCCACGGGCCGCGATTCGCGGCCCGCCCCTTCCCCACCGATGGATACGAGGCCCACCTAGCGGCCGCCTCGATCAGCGATCCCTGCACGCGGGACCGCCCTCATTCTGCACAAGCGCGCGGCGTCGTGGGAGCGATTCAGCCGGCGCTTTCGTGCATCCTGATTACTTCGGTTCGGGGAAGCCGAAATGTCGTTCGCCTCTGCACGGGCAACCAGTACGCTTATCAATGGCCTGACAGCCAAATTCACGGGGAAGAAGCCGGGTAGCGATCCCGTCCATCGCCACTCGATCGACGAGAATCATCCGGACGCGAAACCATGGGAGCATAACCGCTTTGCCTCGTCGGCCGAGCGGATCGCGACCGTCGAGACATTGCTGGATACGGCGCAGGAGCTGTCCCAGATCCACTACAAGCAGTTTTCCCGAAAGGAGCTGTTCGCGCTGAAGGCGCGTCACGCCGCGCTCGTCGAGGAAGACGCGCGCCTGAAGGATGCATCCCCCGCCGATCGGCCGGTCGGCCGCATGGCGGCTGTCCGCCAGGAGTTGACGGCAGTCACGGCCGAACTGGAACGTGCACGGCTCCGGCTGCGGCCGTTCGACGTGTCGGTGCTTCGCGCGATCCTGTCGTTCCTGTGCGCCAAGACCGGCCAGCTTTTCCCGTCAGGCGAGGAAATCGCCGCTCGCGCCGCCTGTTGCGTCAAAGGGGTCTGGCGGTCACTGGAACGGCTGATGGCCCATGGGTTCATCGATCGCGTCCGCCGCAGCAAGCGGAAGCCGGATAGCGACGGCCAGTTTGGACCGCAGCGCGAACAGACCTCCCACGCCTATTTCCTGAACCACCGCAAGACAATGGCGCGGCGCGTCTGGGAACGCTTTCTCCAGCTCCGTGGGCGGCGATGGAAACGGCTGGGCAAAAAGGCAACGCCCCCCACGAATGACACTCCAGCGGCCCCCACGGGCTTCCTGTCCCCTAAGTCCGCCCTAGGCGAAGCCGTCCGCAGCTTCGGCCAGTCGGTCGCAAACGCGAGTCCCTGAATGTCCTTGTATCAGGACCTAAAGAGCTAAGTGGATAAGGAGTCGCTATCGCGACACGTTGATTAGGCAGCAGTTTAAGCGGAACCCGGTAGCCTGCTGGTCCCCCAGCCCCCGCAACCGGACCACCCCACGCACCCGACAGCCAAGATCCGGCTGACGGGACGGGCGGCGTGCGCCGCCCAGGGCTATCGAGGGGGGGACCGCAGGAACCGTGCCAGCGTCATTCGGGCCGATCGCCCGTGGAAGCGTCGCCCGCAATCATCTCGGCCCAGCGGTCGAACAACCACCGCCGCCGGGTCATGTGCTGCGATCGGTTGTACGCGGCCTCGACCTTTCCCGCCTGGACGTGGGCCAGGGCGCGATCGATGGCGATGCGATCCTCCGGATACGCCTCGTTCAGCGCCGTCGCGAAGGTCGCGCGCCAACCATGCGGTACATGGCGCCCCTCGTAACCGCAGCGATTGTACAGCGCGCCGATCGCCCCCTCCCCAATCGGCCGACCGGCGCGATGAAAGATCAGATCCGCGCCGCTGCCGATCGCCCGCATCTGGCGCAGCACGGACACCGCCGCCGCCGACAGCGGGACAAGGTGGTCATTCTCCGCATCGAGCTTCTTGGCGGCCGCCATCTTCATCCGCGCGGCCGGAACGCGCCACAGCGCGGCCGGGGCGGCTGCGTCGGTCGACCAGTCGATGCCTTCGACCTCGTCCCACCGCGCGCCACGCACCGCCGCCAGGCGAACCGCGGTCAACGCCAGGAATCGCGACGCAAGTCGGATCGCTGGCGCGACCCGCGCGCGATCGGCGGCATCGAGGAGCGCGCGGGCTTCGCCAAGGTCGACCAGCGCGGGCTGGCGCTGGACCGGGCCGCCGGTCGCCAGCTCGCCCACCAGCGCCGCCGCCGGGTTGGCGTCGACGATGCTCCGGGCAAGCGCGAATCGGAACATCGCCGAGAGGCGCTGCGCGATCCGCCGCGCGGTCTGCGCCGCGCCGATCCCGTCGAGCAGGCGCAGCAGCTGGCGGGTCGTGATCGCGGCCGCCAGCTCGTCGCCGATCGCCGGGAAGACATGGCGCTCGAGGCTGGCCAGGACGTCGGCCGCGTGGACGGGCACCCATCGGTCGCGGCGATAGGCATGCCATTCGCGCGCGAGCTGCTCGATCGTGATCGAGGACCGTTCGCGCTCCTGGGCCAGCTTGGCGGCCACGGCCTTGGGCGGCGTCCCCCGGTTGACCAGGGCGCGCGCCAGGCTGGCGGCCTCGCGCGCCTGGTCCAGCGTCGTGTCGGGCCACTGACCGAGCGAGATGACCGCCTCGCGCCGATCGGCGCGGATGCGCACGCGCCAGGCGCGCAGGCCGGACGGGGCGACGAAAAGGTGAAGGCCCGACATGTCCCAGATCTTATAGGCGCGGGGCTTCGGCCGCGCGCTCTTGAGAGCCGCGTTGGTCAGCATAAGATACCTCTTTAGGGAGGGTCAGAAATGGATATTCCGTGGTGGGTCGAGATCGCCGGAAAATTGGGCCCTGCGTCCGTGGCAGCAGCGGTCTTCATCGCCACTGTTGCGCAAAATCGTTGGACCAATCGCGTGGCACGGCGCGCCGCAGATGTTGAGGATCAGAAGATACGGCTCGCTCTCCTCGAGAAGCGAATTGAGATTCTGAATCAATTCGATACGGTTTATGCCGACTGGGCACTTTCCGACGAAGTCACACCCGAAAATACTGCTAGGATGCGTCGCGTCATCACGAGCGCAGAGTTGGTGTTTCCTAGCGAGATCGGTCAGCTGGAACTCTGCAACGCGAGCCTTTGGAAAATGCGGGGGTTAGTTCGACACCTGAAAACGACCAATAGAGACGGAGATGCCCAGGAAGCGGCGATCCGAGCTCTGCTCGATCACGACAGGGCGATGGTGATCGCCTTCAAGACGCTGCGGGAGCGACTGGTCGCAGCGGCAAAGGTGGCGCCGGTCGAACCGCTTCCTCCGTCAATTCCGGAACAGTTTATCGCGTTCGCCCAGCGATTGTGGGGCAAATACCCGAAAGCACGAAGTCTGCCTTAATTTAGTCGGTAGCGATGCCTTAACCCCCATGGGTAAAGCTGTCGGGCAAGGTCTGCCCTTGATCGAGGCGGAGGGAGTATCCGCCCCGATTTTCACGAATCGGCGGATTTGCGCGCTTTTCGCATGAAGGTCGGCGGGGGAAATTCCCCCGCCATACCCCCCGTCACGCCGCCGCGCGTCGCCGGATACCGGCTTGCCGCACGATAACCGTCGCCGATCCGGCCGCGAATGCGACGGCGCGGATAGACGCGATCAGGTACGGATAGCCGCCGGTCGCAGCGGGCAGCACCACCCGACGCGTGCGCAGCGTGAGCAGCGCGGCGTCATTCAGTCCCTGGTCCGTGGTGGCCTGCGGCCCACCCATGTCGATCGAGCCAAAGCTCGTCCCACCTGCGCCTGCCGACGAACCGTTCAGCTCCATATGGATGGTCGCCAGCGATGCCGCGCCGCCCAGGACCTCGACCAGCGCGAAGCCTTCGACCTCGTCGCCGGGCCGCAAATTCGCGTGATAGGCCCCGGCGCTGGTGCCCGCGAGTGTCTGGGTCAGCGTATAGGCTCCGGCCGCGTTATAGGTGATCGCGGCTTGCAGGCCGTTGCCGACGCCGTCCGGATTGGCAACGCTCGACAGGGTGGCCGAACCGACGTTCGCCCCCATGGCCGCCGACCAGTTCGCCGGAACGTCACCGGACACGCCGTTACCGGCGGTCCCGCCGGTGCCGGTCATGAACAGGTGGTTGGTCAGCAACTGGCGACGACCATTGGCCGGGATGTCGAGCACGCCGCGCGACAGCACCAAACGCGGCGCCACCAAACGGTCGAGCAACGTGGCCAGGCTCTTGCCGTGCCAGAAAGCGCCCCGGCCGTTCAGGTGCACCCCGTCATAGCTATAGCCCGACCGGAACGTCGGCGTGGTCGCCCCCGGCTGCATGACGACCGGATAGGCGTCATGCAGGAAAACGCCGGGCGTGCGCTCGGCATAATCCGCCAGCATCGTGCGGTAGTTGTTCAGCGCGGCGAGCTTCTCGGAGGTGTTGATGGTTTCGGCACCCACCTCCTGCTCGATAATTACCGTCATGCCAGCGCGCAACGCGGTGTCGGCGATCTGCTTCATGTCGCGCATGGCGACGGCCGCCACGGTATCGACCGTCACCTGCTCCCCCGTCACCGCATGGTTATAGGTGAAGCCCGACGCGACCTGACCAATATTGTTCACGCCGCCCTGCACATAGAGCAGCCCCGCGCCGGTCGCGATCGCGGCGGGCAGACGCGCGAGCATCTGGTCGGTGCGGTCGCCGCTGACACCGAAGGTGTCGCCGATCGTGATGCGGTGGCCGAGCAGCGAGTTCGCCACGTTGACCGGCGACCGGCAGCAGCGGTTCCGCCGCGACGGATCGAGATAGATGATCGCCACCCGGCTGTCGCCAAGGGCGGTCATCGACTTGGCGAGGCGGCGATCCGGCTGGATCGCGAGCCGCGCGAGCGTGGAAAGGCCGACGCCGATGCCTCCGGAGGGATAACCCATCGATCAAGCCTCCGCGATCAAAGCGCTGGCGGTCGTGCCGGTCGCCCGGACAAACTGCGCGCGGACCGCCAGATAGCTGGCGTCTGGAAGGTTGCGATACGTCACGTCTTCGGTGCCATCGATGCCGCGAAGCACGACGTCACCGCCGATGCCGACATAAATGCCCTTGGGCACGACCGACAGCTCGGCCGTGTCGCTGGGGACAACGGCATAGGGCGCGCGGGACGGCGCGTCGGGGGCGTCGCTGAAATTCTGGTACTTGTCCAAACCAATCACTCCTTGTTGGTGATGATGAGTTCGCGGACCCGCTTCCCGCCCTGCGCACCGACCGTGTAGGTCGTCTCGACGTCCTTGATCGCGAAGCGCGAGAAGGCCGCGCGCGCGCCGTCGGTGGCGTTGATGGACAGGATGAAGCGGCCGCGAAGGGTGGCGAGCTGGTCGGCCAGGCGCTCGAAATCGGCGCGCTCGAACACGCCGGGTCCATAGTCGTCCTCGCAGTCCCAGTAAGGCGGATCGAGATAGAAGAGGGCGCGCGGGTCGTCGTAGCGCGCGATGACGTCCGCATAGCCCAGCCGCTCGATCGTCACGCCAGTCAGGCGCGCCGTCAGGCGGTCGAGATTGGGGAGCACCTTGCGCGGATCGAAAGAGCTTGATCGATGCTTGTGGGCACCGAAGCTGCGCGAACGCACCTTGCCCCCAAAACTCAGGCGCTGGAGGTACAGGAACCGCGCGGCGCGCTCGATGTCGGTCAGGGTGGCTGGATCCACGCGGCGCAGCCGGTCGAACTCCTCCCGGCCCGACAGCATGCTGCGCAGCTCGGCCGCCAGCGCGGCGGGGTGGCGTTGCGTGATCCGGAAGAAATTGACCACGTCGCCGGAAATGTCGTTGATGACCTCGACCGGCGCGGGTCGCGCGCGGCGCAGGAAGATCCCGCCCATGCCCACGAAAGGCTCAATATAGCTGCGATGCGGGGTCGCATCGATCAGGGCGGTCAGTCGCTTGGCAAGGTTACGCTTCCCGCCCAGGTACGGCGCGGGGGTCTGGATAATCGAAATGAGGGTGGTCCTGTCGCGAAGAACACGTCGGCTACGCGCGCGAAGGTGTGCCGCCCGGCGGATGCCGGGCGGATCGTCCGGCGCTCTGTCGCCGGGGGATATGGGTTAAGAGAGCAGTGGGGGTGGAAAGGTGGGTATCAAAGGCAAGCTGCCGGCAGCGCCTCGTTGACGTTCCTGGCAGTAGACGTTGATCGACTACGATCTCGTGGAACGCACAAGCCTCACGCAAACCTCGTTGGCGATGCTCCCGCTTCTCCGTGTCTGACGGGCAACTTTGCAGAACCCTGGTTTGAAAACAGATCCGGGAAACTGATTAGTTATTTAAAACCGCAGTCCGAAATCCATGCCCAGCGCGTCTCCGTCTCCTTCCCTTTCAAGAAGGCAGCCCGGCCGCTACCGACCAACTCGAACCATTCTGCGGCGGGCACACGAACTGCTGCTGACGCTGGAACCTGCCATTCATGTGGCATCGAGCCTTTAGGCGGTTGAGCGCCCATAGCGGTCATTCGAGTCTTTCTTTCAACTGCTTGAAGCGGGTACGTTCTGGAAGGTGAGCGTCAACACGTCAAACTGGCGTAGAGAACTGGAGGCCAGAGAACGGCACTAGGTGATGCGAGACTGAAAGGGTACAAGTTCCATTATGGACGGTCGAAATAGGAAAACTAAACGGTCGGCCACCGAACCTTGGCCGATGGATGAGCTTCAGCGCGATTTTGAGAAGATCATTCGTGAGGCCTTTGAGGCAGGGAGCAGATTAACCAAGAGGCAGATCGAGCGCATAGCATCGGCAAGCGTGAAGTCGGCAGGTAGACTTTCCTACCGCTCGCTTGTCGAGAGTGCGCCTCCGATGCTAGAGGAACGACGCAATCAACAAGCAGCCTTCGAATCGCGCAACCTGCGTCGATGGAGAAAAGCATTCGATTTACTGGAGACAATATGGGTCTGCTGTGAAGAAATGGGCAGCGCGTTCAATGGGCATAATCGCGCTCAGGCTGTTCAAGATCAGGACCATGTCTTCGAGGCAATGACGTATCTTCATGCAAAAGCCCTTCTCGTTACGTCCGAGATAATCTGCTTATTGAGAGGAGGGTTCGCCGATGGCGCGCTTACGCGCTGGCGCACTCTTTATGAGAACAACGTCATTGCAACCTTGATACGACAGGAAGGGCAGGAACTTGCATTGAGGTACGTGGCTCACTCGCGCGTACAGGCATGGCTGCGGGCAGTAGCCGAGCCAAATTATCTACCAGATGAGAATACCGAACTCCAGAATGAAGCCGAATTTGCCATCTTGACCTTTGGGGAAGAAATGAAATTTCGACATGGCTGGGCTTCAAAGTTAACTGGCAAAAAAAAGCCAACATTCAGCAATATTGCCGAAAAGTGCGGCCAAGAAACTGATGGCGGTATCTATGAATATGCGTCTCGACATATTCACTTTAATCATCGAATGTTCGACGAGCTATTAGCGACATGTGAGTCTGAGGAAAACGTGCTGCTCGTGGGGCCGAGCAACTCGGGAATGGTCGAACCTCTCACAGTGACCGCGATTAGTGTGGTCGAGGCCACCGCTCTACTGTTGCTATACAAACCGAACCTTGACCGGCTTGCATTACTGGATTCTGTGTGGCGGATGGCCAAACGCATGAACAAGCTGGCGAGCAATCTTGAAAAGCGCACCTTCGAAGCGGCAAAGAAGCGTAAGGAACTTGTGAGGTAGATGTTAGCAGAAGAGACAGTCCGCTCTGACCAATTCTTCAATCGCGTGTCTGCTTGAGTATCCTGTAACGACGAGCTGGCAGTCCGCTGACGGCGCAAGGTTGCTAATTCGGGGCTACCGAAACAACGGAGGTCTGAAGATCTACTCCTGCCGGAAGCTGTAGGCCGCCGCCGTCAGGGATGGCGGGTAAGTCTCAACGCCGGTCATGGCGATTGGGTCTGACGGCTTTCGATCTGCTCCTACGTGGCGAGTTTCGACAAGCTGCAGATACTCCATTCGACCGTGCCAAACGGGAGACCCGAACCGCTGCGGGGCGGCTAGTGACCGGAAACGGGTGCTAGTGTCCGGGGAAGATGGTGGGGCGGTCTCGGCCTATCGCCTCGCCCGGCCGCGTACCGGGCGGTTAGCCGCGCGATAGCACAGAGACCGCGCCCTGCTTATTTCCCGAACGGGTCTTTCATTCAGCAGGCCACCCGGCGAAGCCGGTCAACCTGTGCTTTCCGCGCGCGGGCCACTCCCTTCGGCTAAGTCCGGAGCAGCAGGCCGCCCTTGCAGCCCGCGCGGGCGATCGTCAACCGCCCGTGACCAGGCGATAGTCGGCCGTGGCCCGCTCGGCATCGCGCAGCGCGTCCTCGCGCACCGCCGGGGTGGTCGCGCTGCGCGCCACGAACAGCGCCTGCTCGACGATCTCCGCCATCGCCCGGATCAGCGCGGCACGCTCGGGCGGGAGGAAGGCCAGGAACGGCGCTGCGAATGCCCGCGCCTGGTCGAAGTCGGCACTGGCCGCCGCCAGCCGGGCCGAGGCGGACGGGCCCGACCGCATCGTCGCGCAGCCTGTGAACGGCAGCAGCATCGAGGCGAGCAGGATGATCCGGAACCAGATCGCGCGCTTAAACCGCCGCATATTCAGTCTTCGCATCGAAGCACGGACACGCCTTGAGCCATTCGTTCGGCTCGATCCGCCCATTGCCGTTACGGTCTGGGGAGAAGTCGCGGTGGCCCTGGATGACGGCCGAGCGGTGCACGCTCTTCAGTTCGCGCAGCAGATCGAGCAGCGCGGCCTTCTGCGCTGCGGTCCGCGTGTCGGCTGGGGAGCCATTGGCGGCCAGCCCACCGACATAGACGACGCCGATCGAGCGGGCGTTGAACCCCTGGACGTGCGCGCCGGGCTGCGCTTTCGGGCGGCCGACCCCGATCGTACCGTCGAGGCCGACGACGAAGTGATAGCCGATGTCCGACCATCCCTTCGCGCGGTGCCAGGCCCGGATTTCCTCGACGGTGACGGCGCGACCGGCGGGGGTCGCAGTGCAGTGGACCGCGATATGGTCGATCTCGCGGACGATCGGCGCGCGCGCGGCTGCGCGCCACGGGGCAAGTGGCGTGGTGGTCATCTCTCGATCTTTCAGGAACAGGCCGGGACAATCCGGCGGGAGGGTCAGGCGGCGGGCGTCTCGGTCGCGCCGATCTCTTCGGCAACGCGCTTGAAAAAGCGGTCGCGGGCCAAGCGGACCAGGCGGTCCGAACAGACGGCCGCCAGCGAGCCGATCAGGACGCGATAGTCAGTGCCGACCGTCACCCCGACGATGCGGGCGGCGCCGTCGCTGATCGCGATGGCGAGGAGGCCGAGCATCCCCAGGAGGAGCACGTCGGCCAGCACGCCGCGCCAGGTCAGCTTGCGCCCCTCGGTCAGCGCCAGGCTATATTTGGCGGCGGTCCCGATCGCGAGGCCCGCGATCGTCGGCCCGTACTTCGCACCGGCAATGCCTGCGATGGATGAAACCGGCTCCGTCACATGCGCGGCCCGTCGAGGCGGTACGCATGGTCGTCGGGCAGCGCATAGGGACGCAGCGTCGACCAGATGCAATAGCCGAGCAGCGCCGCATGTTCGGCAGGCGACGGGTCGGTGACGATCATCAGCTCGACGATCCGGCACGGCTGGGTGCCATAGCTGGCATCCGGCCAGCCGCCGATCGTCAGCGCGTTGGCGGGCGCGTCGCTGTCGAACGAATAGCCCTTCGCCCCCGCCGCCCCGCCGTCATAGGACACCTGCGCCAGCCCGTCCGGCGCGAATGAGGCGACCGCCGCGAACTGGCGGCCGACCGTCACGCCGTCGACGCGCGCGTTATTCCTGTCCGGCGCGCCGATATGGCCGCCCGCGACCAGCATCGTCTTGGCCGGGTCCAGTTCGTCGTTCACGAAGCCGAGACAGACCTGCGGCCGACGTCCGGTCGGGATCTGGGGCGGCTCGATCGTCACCATCGATCGGACCGCCAGCACCTTGCCCGACAGCGCGCCGTCGTGACGCTCGCCAGCAAGATAGACATAGGTGGTCTGGCCGTCGCGGCGCGGGAAATTCTCGCACCGGAGCATCGGCCCGGCCAGCGACGACGGGGCGACCGGGAAACGGACCGCCGGGCCGGTGCCGACCTGGTTGCCGTTGACGTCGCGGTACTGCCAGCCGGTCGGCTCATAGACGGGCTGCGGGCCGTTATACGCGCTGATATGGTTGGCAACCAGGTTGCCGACCAGGCTGCGCCAGGCGGACACATTGCCGTTGCCGTCACGGGTCAGGGTCGAGGGCGCGCGCGCCGACCACCAGCCGACCAGCTTTGAGCCGAGCCGGGTGTCGGGCTCCCAGGGCGGGCGATACAGCTCGGTATCGGACGCGACGATGGGGCCGCCCGCCTTGAACAAGATGAACGGGACGGGCGCTGCGGGGGCTGCGGTCATGGGGTGATCCTCAATAGGAGGTGATGCGGCGATTGAGCGCCAGGCTCCGGATCGCGATGCGGACGGTCCCGGCCGCGCAGGCGCGGATGCGGGCGGAGATGGCGAGCCAGCTGGTCCCCTCGGCCGCCAGCAGCGTGGCCGGGCGGCCGCGCAGGGTCAGGAGCGCGGGTTGATGAAGGCCCGGCGCATCGGCGATCAGCCCGTCGCCATCCGCGAAATTGCGTTGCGCCTCGGTCGACTGACTGCGGCGGACGACGTTGCTGCCGACCACCGAAATCAGGCCGAGCGCGGTCGTCGCCTCGAGCAGCTCGGCCACCAGCGACGCCTGCACGATGTCGCCACCGAACCACTTATTCAGGGCGACGTCCTGGGTCAGATAGATCTCGTCCCCCGCCGCGCTGAAGGTGATCGACAGAATCAGGTTGTTGCCCACGCCCTCCGGATCGGCGCGGCTGGATAGGACGACGGTCGCCCCCGACGACGCGCGGACCGTCCAGCTGCCCGGCACGTCGCCGCCGACGTCACCCGATCGCAGCCCGCCCGAGGTGGAAACGAAGAGCGGATTTTCGAGCAGCTGGCGGCGGCCATAGGCGGGCAACTGGATCGCGGCGCGCGCGGTGGTCGGCCGGGGGAGGATCAGCTGGGCAAAGAGCTTTGCCAGGATGCGACCATGAACGAAGCTCCCGCGCGGGGCCTCGTGCGTGCCGTCATAGGAATAGCCCGCCCGAAAGGTCGTGCCACCGGCCGCCGGGTTCATCATCTCCCCGCGCACGTCGCAGAGATAGATGTCGCGCGCGCCCTCGGCCCAATCGATCAGCTGCGCGTTCAGCTCCTCGATCTGCGCCCATTGCCCGGCGGTCAGCGAGTTGGCACCGACCTCCAGCTCGACGACCGCGATCATGCCCGCCGCGACCGCCTTTTCGGCCATGGCGCGGATATTCTGGAACGCGATCGTGCCGCTCGTCTCGGCGGTCGGGTAATTCTGCGCGATGTCGTTGACGCCGCACATCAGATACAGCGTGCCCGCGCCGGTCGCGATCGCGGCATCGATCCGCTTGGCGATCTCGTCCGTGCGCTGACCGGAAATGCCGAAGTCAGGCAGCACGGTCAGCCGCCCGCCGATCAGCGCGTTGGCGCAGTTGAGGCCCGACGCGGCACCGTAGCGCAACTGCGTGGTGCCGGGCAGGCCGTCGATCGTGACCGCGTCCACCCGGCTGTCGCCCAGGCCGATGACGATATGACGGCGTCCGCTGCGGTCAAACAGCGGGGTGACGATCCCCTTCACCCGCCGGTTCACGCGCTCCTCGGACTTCCCCAGATCCGCGAAGGACACCAGGCGAAGCGCCCCACCATTGGTCCCGACGACGCCGATCCCGGCCTGCCAGTCGCCGGTCGCGGCCCGGATCTCCTCGGTCGCGGCGCGGGTGGCCGAATCGATATCCGCCGCGACCTTGCGGGCGGCCCGCTTCATGTCGCCCGCCGTCGCCAGCCGGAGGATCTGGCCATTCGTCCCCACCAGCCCCGCCCCCGACAGCCAGTCGGGGACCAGGTCGCGGACCTCGGCCTTGGCCTGCTCGCGCGAGGCGTCGACCTGGGCGGTGGTGCGCCGCTTGGCGTCCGCCATGTCGGAGGCCGTCGCCAGGCGCAGCTCGACGCCGTTGGTCCCCACCACCGACGCGCCCGGCCGCCAGTCGAAAAGCAGCGTTCGCATCGAGTTGCGGATCGGTTCATTCGCGTCGTACCAGGTCTGCAAATCGGCGCGCAGCCGATATTCGAGCCCGACGTCGCGGACATAGACCGGCATCCCCTCGACCCGGCGATCGGCGGGGATCGCGGCCAGATCCGAATAGGTCGCGACCGAGTTGCCATAGCCCGCATTCACCGCGGCGGCTTCCGCCCGGATGGCCGCTCGTTCGGCCCGATCGGTCATGCCAGCGCCATCGATGCGCAGCTCGGTCACATTCACCCCGGCGATCGTCAGGGTCGAGCCCTGCGTCGGCAGGCCGGTCGGATTGGGCGGATAGGGCGGCAGGCGCTTGAGCGGCGCCGCGTCGGAGCCGAACGCATGCGGCAGCACGATCATCCGCCCGACCAGCCGCGTCTCGCCACCGATGCGCAGCGCGTAATGGAAGATCGCCGGCGCGCCGATCTCGCCCTGATAGGGCAGCGCCTGACGCGGTGCCTTGCTCAAGCGAATGCGCAGGTCGCTGACCGGCTGACCGTCGACGATCGTGACCGACATGACGATCAGGCCATCGGATGCGGAGGGGTCGGCCTTGGTCAGCGAAATCAGCGGCGGGCCGGGCGCGTCTTCCTGCGCGCGGGCCTGCAAGTCGACACCGACCGAGGCCAGATTCACACCGACGACGCGCAGCGGATAGTCGTACACCTCGTCGTTGCGCCAGATCGACAGATCGAGGCGGGCGGTCGTGGCCATGCTTATGGTTCCTGGTAAACGCCGCCCTCGCGGGGGGTCTTTTTGTAGGTGCGAGGATAGGACCCGCCGCCATATCCGGCCGGTGGGGACTCCGGCTGCGGATAGGTGCCATCGCTGGCCTGGGTCAGCTGACTGCCGAGCAGCACGTGCCGGGCATCCGCCACGGTCGTCAGGGTTGGGACCGGCACCGCATAATAGCCGGTGTCCTGGTCGTTGTAGAAAACCTGATAGAGCGTGGCGGGCTGGAGGTTGGTGATCGTCCTGCCCGCGAAAGAACGAACCTCGCCCGTATCGAGGACGGCATCGAACGGGCCGACCGTGATCGTGTTGGCGGTGCTGGACAGCGTCCACGCGGACCGCTCGACCACAGTCCGCGCGCCGCGCTCGGCCGCCTTGTCGGCCGCCTCGCCCACGACGCCGATCGCCTGGATCAGCGGGTCTTTCAGCGGGTCGTACCGGATGACCGCCGCCGCGACGACCGGCGGGCTGTCGTCCTTGTCCCAGGCATAGGTCGCGGCCGTCTCCAGCCGCAGCCGCATGTTGCACTGATTGTTCTTGCCGGGCTCCTGCTCGATGACGCGGAACAGCGCGCGGTCGAAACCGAGCGGCCCGAAGGTGAACGGGACCAGGCTGCCGACCGGCCACGCCCACGCGCGGATATCGAACGGGGCGGAGAAGATCCGTTCGTTATGCTTGCGCGCCAGGGCCTGCTTGGCGATGCGCTGGGCATGGCTGGCGCTTTCGACCCAGCCCAGGTCGAGCTTCAGCACCCGGTCGATGCCGAACGACGAGGGCAACCGGACCTCGGGATAGTCGATCAGCTGATACAGCGAGTTGGTCGACGTATCGACATATTGGCCGCGAACCACGGTCGGCGTCTCTTCGAGCGCCGGGTCGGGGTCCCACTCGAACGGGCCGACAACGTCCTGGGTGAACAGGCCGGGATCGGTCGCGGCCGAGGCCAGGTCGTTGTGCGCGATCGACAGGCCGAGCTGGCCGTTGATCTCGATGATGCGGCCGTTACAGGCCGCCAGCATGGCGTCGAGCGTGCGGCTGGGGTCCTCCCCCTCCGAAATCACGCCGCCGCCATAGTAACGCGGCTCCAGCCCGCCGGTCGAACGGTTGGCCATCTCCGCCGCCAGGTTCGCGCAAAAGGCGAAACTGGCCATGTGCAGGCGCTTGGGCGGGATGCCCATGCCAACCGCGAGCCGCTTTTCCCCGGTGGCCGGGTTGGTGATCCGCCACCCCATCATGACGCGCAGGATCTGGAGCGGAAGGTTGCTGCCGATCTCCTCCCCGCCGGAGGCAAAGCGCCAGGTCGACTGGTCGTCCGCGCGCATCTCGGTACGGCGCGGATCGTACACCATGCCGCCACGCCCGATGATCGTCATGCGGCTGGGCGGGCCGGACGAAAACGGGCTCTCCGCCTTCTTGCCGTTGCCCGTCACCTTGAATCGAAGGTGCAGATAGGCGCAGCCGGTCAGCCGGTGCGCGCTGTTCCACTTTCCGCTGGCGAAGGTCGTCGCATTCGCGGGCGTCCCCTCGAGGACGATCGCCTCGACCGAGAAATAGCCGCTATACTTGCTCTGGACGCCGCTGCCCGTCGACCAGGCCAGTTCGTCGTTCAGCCAGATTTCGTCGACGCCCTCGATCTTGTGGCTGGCGACGCAGACGATCCAGTCGCAATAATCCTGGTTCGTGCCCGACCATTCTTCATATCGGACGTCGGTCGCCAGCGCGGTCGAGCCCAGGACGGTGGTCCGGAAGGCGCGCGGGTCGATCGTCGCATAAAGCCGGTCGGTCTGGGACTTCGGCACCTGCGGCGCCTTGGTCAGCGCCGCCGCCGCCATCGACAGCCCGCCCGCCACCGTGAACATGGTCGCGGCCGAAACGCCCGCGACACCGAAGCTCAAGGCGGTCGCGATGCTCAATCCCGCCGCCACGCCGACGCCGGTGACGACCAACGCGGCCGCGCCGACGACCAGCGCGGCGGTCTTCAGCGCCTTCGCCATCAGTAGGGCACCCGCCACGCGGCGGTTTCCAGCGCCGGATCGCGATCGAGGCGGATCAGCCCCTCATGCTCGCCCTCCGCCCCGACCGCGACCAGGTGCAGCCCGAGGCAAATCGCCAGCAGGCCCGACGTCATCACGATGTCGCCGCGATGCGCGAGCGGCGGGCCGACCCGCTCGAACTTGGCATCCATGGTCGCCGCCAGCGATCCCGCGCCGATCCGGGTGAGCGCGCGGGCCGCGCCGAGCGCCGTCGAATAGCGCCCCCGAAACTCGGCCATCGGATCTTCGCCGGTCATCGCCAGCACGGCCCCGGCCGCGAACAGGCAGCAGTCGTGACCGCCCCACTCGAACGCGCGCAGCCGGATGCTTTCGAGATACGCGGCCAGCCGCGTATCCCAGTCGGGATGACGATGCATGGTCGCTCCTTCAGCGTCGGCGGTTGGCGCCGTTGGCGATGGCGATCGACAGCTCGGCCGAGCGGTCGCCCGGATCGTAGAGCTGCTGGTCGAGATAGGTCCGGTTGGACGCCTGACCGAAATAGGCCAGGTATGATTCGAGGTTGAGCACGATCGTCTGCGACCGCTGGTCGCCCACAACTTTCGGCACGCTCATATAGCCGGTGTAATAGGCCCACACGCCGATCAGCTGCGCGGTGTCGGGGTCGAGCATGCCTTTCCACAGCCGCGCGTCGCGGCCCTGCCAATTCGCCTTGTTGCCGATCGTATTGAGGGTGTCGCTATCGACCCCCATCAACCCGCGCAGGGTCAGGGACACGCCGTCGCTCCCGCCCTCCTTGGCCTTCACCACCGACACGCCGACCACCTTCGAGTCGACCGCCTGGAAGGTGAAGCCGTCCAGATCCGCGTCGCCGGTGCTGGAAAAGGTGACGTCATACGGCCCATCGGTCACGCGGACCGGACCGTCCGCCAGGTCGAGAAAGCAGAACGTCACCGGGCGGCGGACCCGCGCGTCCAGCGCGTTGCGCGTGGCGAGGTTCGGACGCGAGGCCATTAGAACGCCTCCTCGCACTTGAAGCCGATGTCGTATTTCCGGCCCGGCGATACCGTCCAGCCGGTCGTGTCATCGGCCATCGCCATGACGCCGTAAGGCCGGACCGCCTCGATCGGCGCGGCGTCGGGGACGCGGGCCTCGATCTCCGGGACGATCGCGATGACGCCGCGCCCGTCGCTACCGAAGATGAACGCGGCCGTGACCTGGTAAAGCCGCTCCCGCACGGTGACGAAGTCGCCCGCCTGGAGGTAGGAGCCACCGACGAACCCGCGCACGCGCAGGGTCGTCCCGGTCTGGTTCGCACCGTCGACCACCGGCGCGGTGCCAGCGCCGACCAGCACGCCCTCCTGCGCCGCCTCGCCCGCGTTCAGCCGGAACGCGTTGACCCGGCCGCGCAGCAGCGCGAGCGCCGCCCGCCATGGCCGGATCGCCTGCTCGCCCTGCATCGTCGGATATTCGACCTCGGCCGACCAGCGGGCGGCTTCGGGGAGGATCGTGACGCGGCGATACGATACGAACTCGCCCTCGACCGACTGCGACGGCTGGCGCAGCGACCATTTGATTTTCGCCGCGATCGGCTGGGGCGGAAGGTCGACGATCATCCGAAGCCTCCCGGCAGCGACGGCCGCCGCATCTCGCGCATCGTCCGAGCGGTCGCACCGGCCATGATCGGCTCGGCCGCTTCGGACACGGTCTGCACCGCGGTTTCCTGGACCTTGGCGATCAGCAGGTCGGAGGCGTCGACCTTCACCCGCGTATCGACCATCAGCCGGTCACGCGCGCCCGATCGCAGCCGCGCCATGTTGGGGCGGGGTTCGCGCAGGCGGGGCATGGACGGGGTGGACAGGCCGGGCGAGCCGCCATCCGCAAACTTGCGCAAGCGGCCGGAATTAATCGCCGCCAGCTCGGGCAGCCACTCGGCCGTCGCCGCCGCGTTGACGATGAACTCACGGTTGGAGACACGGATCGCGCCCTTGCCGCCCGCCAGCAGCGCCAGGATCGAGTCCGACCGGCCGCCGCCAGGTCCCCGGATCAACCCGCCCGGCGAACCGCCATCCGCAAAGCCGGGCGCGTCGATCGGTCGGCCGCCATCCGCAAAGCCGAAGAACCCGCCGCCGATCGAGGCGACGATCGCTTTCTGGATCGCCAGCCGCGCCAGGTCGGCGATGACGCTGCCGACCACATCGGCCGCCGCGCCCTTCAACCCCAGCAGATCCGTCACCGCCTGGGCGGTGGCCCGCGATCCGGCCTCCTCCATCTTGGCGAAGCCTTGCACCGCAACGCTTTGCAGGCTGTTCTTCACGTCCTGCGTGGCGGCCTTCACCCGCTCGCGATACTGGTCGATAGGCCCGGCCGCCTGACGGTCGAACTGCTTGTCCTCGGCCTTTTCCTGCTCGGGCAGGCGCTTCAGGCCATCCTTGGCGCGCTGTACCGCCTCCGGATCGTCCGAGGTGGCGGCGATCCGTTCCAGCGCCTTGCGGCGCTGTTGCTGCTCCAGATCGAGGATCTCGCGCGCGATCCGCTGGCGATCGGCCTCGGTGACGGCCATGCTTTCCTGAATGCGCAGGATGTCGATGCGGGCGGACGCATCTTCGTTCGCCACGTCGAACTGGCGGTCGAGCACGCGGCGGGCGCGTTCGGTGTCGATACTGGCAAGGCGCTGCTGGCGCGTCGCCTCGTTGACCGCATGGAGCTGGAGCGCCTGCCCGACCGTCAGATCGCCGGTCTTCAGCCGGTTGGCGATGCGCGCGCGGGCGGTGTCCGCCTCCGCGTTGATCTCGTCGCGCAGCAGGCCGTCGCGCTGCTCCTCGGTCACCGCGCTGCGGCTGGTCGCCTCGATCAGCCGTTTGCGCAACGACAGATAGTCGTTGTTGAACGTGTTCTCGTCGACCAGTACCGCCTTCTGCGCCGCCAGCTCACGCTTGCGCATCGTCTCGGCCGAAGGGCCGCGCGGACCGGCACGGCCCCACTCGACATGATAGACCCGCTGGCCCGGCTCGTTGAGGATCTTGCGCAGCCGGACGCCCGCATCCTCGAACGCCTTGCGGATCGACGCGACGGAAATCCCGGGCCCGTAAGCAATGTCGAGCGCCTGCCCGCGTTCGTGCGCGCTGGTGCCGGGCCGCGCCACCGGCCCGTTATGGCGACCGGCCTGCGCATCGGCGAAAAGCTGGGCCTGCCGCTCATGGCTGCGAAGGCCACTCGTCACCCGACCACCGATCGAGGCGACGATCTCCTTTGCGCCGTTCAGATCGATCTCGCGGCCGAACTGGCGGTTGGCGTTGCCGGGATGGCGCGCGGCGTTCACCCGTGCCTGCGCCGTCTCGATGGCCTTTTTCTTCTGCTCTTCCAGCTCCTGGAGGCGGCGCTTCGACTCCGCGCCGATCTGTTTGCCGAGCTTCGCCTGTTCGCGCTGCTCGTCCTTCAGGGTCTTGATTCTGTCGTCATACAGCTTGGTGACGGCGCGCACCGGGTCGATTGCGGTCTGTGCCTGCTCGGCCGCCAGGTCGACTCGGCTGACGTTCAGATTGACCTGTGCCTTGGCCAATTCGTCGTTGGCGACCTTCAGCTTTGCCGTCAGGCCGTCGACGTCAGCTTGACGATTGCGCCGCGCGATCGCGGCCGCTCGCGGATCGCTATTGGCAAACTCGCTATCGTCCAGCGCCTGCTTTGCCGCGACGGCATCTGCCAGACGAGCAGCGGTCGTTTCGCGTATACGCAGCGCGCGCTCTGCTTCGACTCGTGCCGCAATGTTGGCGCGCTCGGCCGCGCTGTTTTCCGCTTCCGCTACCTCGTTGAGCGCCTTGGCCTGGTCACGGATCGCCTGGGCGACACCGTCCAGCGTGACCTTGAACCGATCCTTCGCCTGCGCGGCGATGCCGGTTTCATGCGCGTCTTTCTGGAGCTTGGCGACGGCGTCTTCGACCTCGTCACCGAACAGGTGCAGGTTCTTCGTCAGCGCGCCGACCACCAGCATGCCGCCGGTGATGGCCAAACCCCACGGACCCAGCATGAAATTCGCGAATGTCCGCATCCGCGCGGCGGTCGATCCCGCCTCACCTTGCAGAAAGGTCAGCTGACCGGCCGCCTGGGCGCCCTGGATCGCGATGACCTGGAACACATTCGCGCCCATCGACAGCTGGGTAAAAGTGTCCTGCGCCTGGTAGGACAGCCCCTGCATCGCCATCCGGTTGCCCATCATCGCCGCCATGGCGCGGCGCTGCGCCTCGGTCAGCTGCTGGGTCGCGGCGCTGGCGCCGGGGATGGCGACGGCGTGCTGATAGAGCCGATCGCGCGCATATTGCTGGGCCGCGCCATATTCACGCAGCGTGATCGCGCCGCGTCGGAACAGGTCGTCGGCGCGGTCCATCTCCTGGTCGAACCGGACCTGCGCCAGATACATGGGGTCGAGCGCGCCACGCAGCTCGCGCACCGCCAGCGCCATTTCGCGCTCTTCCTGCGCGGTCGCGGCGGTCGCGAGGGCCAGCTGTCGCTCGCGCTCGGCCGCGCCGCCGACCTGGGCGGCATGAACCTGCAATGCGGTCCGCGCCAGATCCTGGGCGGCCTGATATTCGCGCAGGGTAATCGCGCCAGCCGCGTACAGCGACTCCGCGCGCAGCAACTCGTCGTCGAATCGCTTCTGCGCCGCGAACATCGGGTCCAGCTGGGCGCGCAGGATGTCGGCCTGCGTCGCCAACTCGCGGGTCTGGCGCGCCGCCAGGGCCTCGGCCTGGGCGAGCCGTTCGGCCTCGGCCGCCGCCTCGGCCACGCGCTGGTGACGGCCGACGAAATGGTCGGCAGCCTCCGCACTTTGCATCAGCTCGATCTGGACGCGCTCCAGCGCCCCGGCTTCGGACAGGAGCGCGGCCGCCTCGCGCTCCGCCTCGATCCGCGACGCCTCGGACGCCTGGATGAACAGGCGGCTGGCCTCGCTGGTATCGCCGACCGCCGCCGCCGTCCGGCGGGCAGCGGCGGTGATCAGCTCGAACGATCGCGCGCGGTCCTGGGCGGCCGCCCCGCGCGCCTTCAGCTCGTCAACGCCAAGATCGGCAGAGCCGCTGACGGTCGGCCCCTTTACCGACTGCGCGGCGATGCGCTGGACCTGGGAGAAACTGGCCTCGAACGACTTCTGCGCGCGCTTGGCGGCATCGTCGGCCAGATCCGCAAAGGCCCCGAACTTCGATCCCATCCGGCCGATCGAACGGTCGACATTGTCGGCCATCCGGTCGGCGCGGCGCTCGAAACGGTCCAGCGGTTGCTCTGCTTCGGTCAGGTGGCGGCGCAGCAACTCGGTTGCGGCGTCGACCTGGAGGAGCAGGCGCTCGGTGACGTCAGCCATAGACGTCCCCCCTTTCGATCATTGGTCGTCGGGTACGGCGTTGAAGTGCTCGTAGCCCTCGATCGCCGCCCAGAACTCGTGCGGGGTGGCGGCCATGAACTCATGCGGCCGCCACGACAGCGCGGCGGCCGCCAGCCCGATCAGCCGACGGCGGGGGCTTCTTCGGTCGTCATCATCGCCGTCGGCTTCAGATTTCCCTCCGAATCATAACCGCCCGTGACGGCCATCGAGAGGAGGCCCGCCAGCGTCTTCTGCGCGACCAGGATGCCGCCAGCCGAGTCGAGGATCAGGCGCGCGATCCGCTTCGGATTGGTCGCGGCCGCGCCCTTGTTATCGGTCGCGCGGCCGAACTCGCGGATCAGGGCGCAGGCGATCTGCGCCACCTCGCCCAGCTTCAGCTTGGAGCCGAGCGCGGCATGGGCGATGTCCACCAGGCCGCGATCCATCGTCAGCTCGATCTCCTCGATCGCGGCATGGCTGGGACGCAGGCCGAGCGCCTGCCCGTCGAGGAACAGGGTTGCCTCGCCGCGCTCGGCGCTGGCGGGGCGGGTGGTTTCGTCGGTCATTTGGACTCCGAGGTCTTAGCAACCGGCTTGGGCGCGGTTGCGGGGAGTGCTGCGTAAAGCGCGCGCACGGCATCGATGGCGGCGGGGTCGCTGGCGATGCGGTTGGACAGGTCGACATGGTCGACGTCCTCGGCCAGCAGCGGCGCCAGCGCGAAGGCGACGCGATCGGCACCGGCGACCAGCAGCTGCTCGATCTCCCCGGCACCGCAGCCGGTGGTCGCGATCAGCTGCTGTTCCAGATCGGCCGGGGTGGCCACCGCCAGCGCCAGCGTGGCACCGGCGATGACGATCGTCGGCGCGGTCATCAGGCCAGCTTGTCGACGGTCGGCTGGGCGGCGGGCTGGAGCGTCACGCCCGATTTCACAGGATTGCCCTGCTCGAACTCGGTGTTTTCCAGCGCGGTGTACATCGAGCACTCGAACACGACGTCGGCATTGGCGAACGGCTTCTTGCGGATCTGATAGACCTCGGCCGCGCTCGACTTGTCGAGCGTGTCGATCCGCTCATAGCCGTTGGCGTCGGGCAGATCCGGCACGAAGTCCTGCTTGATCGAGATGCTGCGCAGGCCAGGCGTCTGGGTGTCGACACCCTCGGTGTCCTTCGTCGCGGACGAACCGAAATTCTTGCCGCGGTTGATGGTCAGGTTGCCCTGCCCGGTCGGCTGGTTGAACGTTGCGGCGTCGGCCGCGCGGACGAACAGGCGGTAATCGCTACCGAGCTTCTTACCCATGATGATCTCCACAAATGAAAAGGGCCGCGCTGGGGAGGCGCGGCCCGGGGGGCGTTCGGAATGGCGGGCGGGTCAGGGGGCGATGGCGATCGCGTCGAAGGCGGTGATGCCGGAATAGCCCCCTCCCCCTTCGTCCAGCACCGCGTCGTCGTCCTTGAAGGCGAAGGCGATCGTCCAGCCGTCATGCTGGAAGGTCTGGCCGTCGAGCGCGGTCTCGATCTGGTCCTGGAGCGCGAGGAGCGGCGCGCGCTCCTCCGCGATGACCAGCGAGATGATGCTGATCTCGACCCGCCGATCGGCGTCCGCGCCCTTCCCGCCCAGGCCGATGCTTTTCAGATCGCCGATGATGACCAGATCCCCGGCCGCATTGGCGGGGGCATCCTGATAGACGGTGGCGCGGCTGATCGCGGCCGCCAGCGCCTGGAAGGCGACGGCCTCCACGATCGATTTCGCCTTGCTCATTCGCCCCCCGCGATCTTGCCGAGTGAGCGCGCGAAGATGCTGCGCATATTGGATTTCAGGGTCGCGCGAAGGTCCGGATAGCGGCCGGTGACGAACCGCTTCCCCTCCATGGCGGGCACCTTCATGCGATAGGTCGCCACGATGTCGGCGCGTTCCTTGCGGCCGCGCGCATCGGTGCGAAGCGTCGAATAGGTCGAGCCGTCACGGCGCGACAGCTGCACGCGGCGTCGGCGCTGGACGTCGACGACCTGCGCCTTGCGCCCCAGATCCTGGATGCGGCCATAAAACAGCTTGGCGCGACCGGCGGGCGTTCCGATCAAGCCGACCTGAAGGCGCAGCGATCCGGGCAGCACCTTGGACGACAGGCCCGCGCGCAGCTTGCCGGTCAGATCGGGCGCGCGCGACCGGACCGCGCGCAGCATCTCGCGGCCGGTCACGTTCAACTCGACGATGATTTCGCCGCGCACCACGTCCGGCAGGCGGCGCAACAGGCGGCGGAAACGGCCGATGCCTTTGATCCGCTGGCGGGCCATCAGCTGGGCCGTCCGCTTTCACAGGACAGGACCAGGCCGTCACGTTTGTCCGTCGGCGCGATGGCGCGGATCGCCATGACGGTGTCGCCATAGATCAGCCGGTTGGCGATCGTCAGGCCGGTGCGCGAGCGGATCGTGACACGCCACAGTTGCGACTGCCGCTCGACCAGATGTTGAGTGGCCACCTCGCCACGAAGCGGGATCACCTCGGCCGGAAGACGGTCGACGACGGTCCGCCATTTGGGCTGGCCCGCCAGCGCCATCCGCCCACCATTGCCATTGTCGACCAGGTTGGGCTCTTCGAGCCGGACACGGTGCCGAAGGCGGCTCGCCAAACCCTGCTTCACGCGCCGCCGCCGATGATGACGACGCCGCGCATGAGGTTGATCGCCGCCGGTGGCAGAGCCTGCTCGCCTTCCCGATTCTCGTACCAGTCGGTGCACGTCACCTTGATCGCTTGCACGACCAGCGGCAGATCGGCGGGATCGAGCGTCGGTTTCGGACCCACGATGATCCGCCCGGTGTGCAGCTCCAGTGCCCGGCGGGACGCCAGTAGGAAGCCGTTGAGCGACCCGTCCTCGTCCGTCCCGCCCGGGTCGAGGCGCAGATGCTCCTTCAGCTCCGCGAGCGAGACGGGTTCGGTCATAGCTTACGCGGCCCCGCGCAAGGCGGCGCGGCTGCGCACGACGGTCGCGGCGATCGGCGTGCCGGTGGCATGCGCACCGGTGAAATCGGCCGTGACCTTCACGAACCGCTTGCCGCCGACATAGCCGATCTTCTGGATGTCGGCCGCCGCCTTCGGAGCCGCGATCGTCCGAACGATGCCGTTCGCGATGACCGCCGGGGCAACCCCGTCGACCAGGACGTCGATATCCGCAACCGGCGTCAGGTCGCTGCCATCGGCCGCGTTGCCATGCTGGACCAGGATATCGATCCGGTTGGCGTTGGAAAAGGCGATGCCGCCCGCACCGACATGGAGCAGGATCGCCGCCGCCATGAAATCGATCAGGTCGACAAGCGTGCCCGCCTGGTCGGCGCTGTAGACGCCCGGCGTGATGGCCTCGCTGGGCGACATGCCGCTTACGTTGTCCCGTTCAGGGGTCATGATGGATCATTCCTCATGCAAAAGGGGTGATCGGCTGGCCCGAAGGCCAGCCGACCGGAAAGGCCCGTCAGGATCGATGCTTAGGCGCCGATCTTCAAGAACTTCGCGGACTCGAAGTTGATCGCGCCGCCCCCGACGCGCTTGCGCATCAGGAACTTCACGAAACCGGGCTGGGTGATGTTGTCGCGCACGGCCGACACGCCGAGGCGGTCGACGATGGTATAGGTCTCGGCGAAATCACCGAAGGCCAGCGGGGTGGTGCCAGCAGCGATCGCCGGCATGTCCTCGCCGTCATTGACCGGATAGCCGAAGATCGACTCGACCAGCGCGCCGTCGCGCAGGCGCAGGTCGACCAGATAGTTGCCCTGACCGTCCTTCAGCTTGCGGATGGAGCCCAGCGTGCGGCGCGCGGCCAGGAACTGCGCGGCCTGACGATAGCCCGCCTTCAGCTCGAAGATCAGCTCGAGAATGCGGTCGGCATTGTCGAGAGTGGCGGCCTTGCCCGACAGGATGTGCTGGAACACGCCCCAGCCGCGCTTTTCGTCGGCATCGAGCGAGGTGGCGTACGTCAACAGGCCCTTGGGCTTCTGGACGCCGTCGCCGGTCAGGAAGGCCGCATTCTCCTTGCGGGAGAACTTGGCCGCCGCCTTGGTCGCGATCCACGTTTCCACGTCGATCCGCGCGTCCTCGAGCAGCTTCTGCGTGACCTTGGGGAAGGCGTACAGCTCGTTGACCGGGATCGACCATTTGCCGATCTGCGAGGCATCGGTCTGGTTGCGCTGGCCCATTTCACCGACCCAGGCGGCGTCGAACTCACCATTGTCGATCGGGCCTTCCAACGCATCGGTGCCGATCGACACGACGGTGGCGAGCTGACGCATCGGCGTCGACTCATAGATCTTCTGGACCATCCGGCCGGTCGCGTCGGGCGTGACCCAATAGCCGCCCGAGGGGTCCGAGGCGACCTGCATGGTTGCGGCCTTGAACTCGCCCCGCCGGATATAGCCCGACAGGTCGGCGCGATATTCCTTCAGCTCCTCGGGCGAATAATCGCCCTTGCCGACCAGGTCGCCGAACGCGGCGGCCGCCTTGGCCTCCAGCGCGCCCTCGCCACCGGTCAGGCTCATGCGGTTGGCCTTGGCCTCCATCTCGTCGAGCCGCTTCTTCAGCTCGGCCTTGGCGTCGTCGATGCCCTTGTTGAGCTTTTCGACTTCGTCCTTGGTAACGGCGTCCTCGCCGCGCTTTTCGAGCTGGCGCAGGCGATCGTCGTTTTTCTGGCGAAATTCGGTGACGATGCGGCCAAGGTCATCGACGGCGGTCTTGATCTCGGGGATACCGAGGCCCGCTTCCTTGCGCTCCGGCGCGAGGGCGAGCGGGGCCACGCTCGACAGCAGGCCGCTGCCGGGCAAACCGATCAAATACATACGGGGTCTCTCTAGTCGGCGAGCGCCGCTCCGGCGCGTCGCAGGGACATGAGCAGGTCTTTCATCCCATCACGGGGGTCCTGCTCGGGTGAGACACCACCGTCACGGAGGTGTTGTTTGACGATCGAGACAGCCTTCACGGCCGCCGCGCTCGACAGGTTGCAGTCGCGCCGTAGCGCTGCTTCCAAGGCACGCGGATCGAGGGATTTCACGCCGTCGATCGTTGCCTCGGGAAGCATGGGAAAGGTGACGAGGCTGATTTCCCACAGGTCGACGCGCTTCAACTCGCGCGCGCCGGTCTGGCGGTCGATCGTGTAGTCGCGGGTCTGGTAGCCGATCGACAGGCCCTTGATCCCGTTGGCGAGGAGCAGCGCGCGCGCGACCTGCGCCAGCGGGATCTCGAGGAGCAGCCGCCCCTTCAGCCGCAGGCCCTTTTCGTCCTCGACCACCTCGTCCCAGACGCCGATCGGCGATCGGGGATCGTGCTGCCACAACATCGGGAGCAGCGCCTTGCGCTTTTTCAAGTCGGCAAGGCTGGCCTTGAAGGCACCGGGCAGGACGATGTCGCCGCCGCGGTCGATCAGACCGAAGACCGAGCCATAACCGCTCAACGCTCCGGCCTCCGCGCCATCCGCCGCGAACTTGACCTCGAAATCGAATGCCTGACGGTCCATTACCGTGCCTTTCCAAGCGGGGGGGCGTACCGGGCAGCCGCCTCGTCCGTGACGAGGGCCGCGAACCGGCGCGGGGCGATCGCCATTCGAGCGAGCGCGGAAGTGTCGAAGGTCAGCACCAGGCCCGCCCCGCCGAAACGACAGGCATATTGGACGCGGCCACGGGATAGCCGGTAGATGCTCCAGCCCAGGGCGCGCATCGCGCGGGCGAAGTGAATCACGTTCATGCGGCTGGCGCCGGTTTGGTCGCGACGGGCGTGAGGTCGCGACCATCCTGGATCGCCATATTCGCCTCGACGAGATACTGCGGGCCGCCCGGGTCGTCACGCGGGGGCATGTCCTCCAGCTCGCGCCACTCGTCGGCGTTGATGACGCCGTTGCGACGCTGGATCTGGAGCCCTTCCTGACGGCTCTTGTAATCGCCGCGCATCATCGCCGAGAGGTTGAAGCGCAGCACGAAGCCCGCGCGCTGTTCTGCCTCGGTCAGCAGACCGACTTCACCCGACTGCTCCAGCCGCCCCGCCCACGGCGCGACTGAATGCTGTTTGTGGGCAAGGAACATCTGCTCGGAGCTGGAATAGGTCGCGACCTTGTCAGCCAGGCCGATCATGATCGGCATGACGCGGACCGCGCGGCAAATTTCCTCGATCTGGAACCGGCGGGTCTCCAGATGCTGCATGTCGACGCCGGTCATCTGCTGATTGAGCCATTTGGCACCGCGATCGAGGACCATCGGTGCCCCGGCCAGATCCCCGGCCACCGCATAGCGCTTCAGCCAAGTGACCATCTGGCCGTGCTGTGTGGCGTTCAGCTCGCCGTCGATCGAATAGGCACCGGCGGGCTTCAGGCCATCCTTGTGCAGCTCGGCATGGCTGGCCTCCAGCGCCAGGCTAAGGCCAAGCGCCTCGCGCGCCAGGCGCACCGTTTCCATACCCATCCAGCTGTTCCAGCTGGGGCCGCGAATGTGCCAGATCGTGCCGTCCGGCACCCGGCGATAATCGCCGGTCTCACCCGCCACTTCATAGACCAGCGAGCGATCGGGCTGCTTCGTCACGCGGACCTTGCCCGGCTCGAGTAGCAGCAGCTCGTACACCTCGCCCGAGCTGAGTCGGTTGACGAACACGAAGGCGTTGCCGACCAGCATGACGTGGAAGGCGATCGTCTCCCAGAAGGAAAAGGCGGTGTGGCCCTTCTCCGGAGACAGGAAGACCAGCCGGTGCAAAGGGTGGTCGGTCGCCACCTCCATCCCGCCCCGAGGACGGGGCCGCATCAGGCGGCACCGTGACTGCGCCAGGTCCTCGCCGATCACGCGGCAGCAGGCGAACATGGCAGTCACCTGAAGCGCGCTCGACCAGGTCACGCTGATCCCGGTCTTCGACCCGGCATCGAGCAGGAAACCGGGCAACTGGTCGAGCGCCTGCGCGTCTTTGCGCTTCGGCGCCGCCAGTGTCCCGAAAAGCCCCGCCATCAGTCGGCCTTGGCCGCCAGGACCGCCGCGACCAGCAGCATCAAGCCGAACACGATCAGCCCGGCGGGCAGATAGATCAGGCCAGCGCCGATCGCGACGAGAAGCGCGCCGCCAAGGCCCACGGCGTCCCAAAGCATGATCGCGGCATTCTTTCTCATGATGCTTACACCTCCCAGAAGCTCTTGGTCGCCTCGGTGGCGGACAGGGCGACGCCGATCGCCGCTATCAGGGCGACCGGATTGTCGATTTTCGCGTCGTCGCGGGGTTTGCGGGGATAGACATTGTCCTTGGCGTCCGCCTGGGCGACGACGTTGGACACTTCCCACTCCATCACCGGGCAGCCGCCATGATGAATGGTCCGCGCCTTCATCAGCGCGTCCAGTTCCTTCATCGGCTCGGAGAAGTTGACCACGATCGGGCGATATTCGAGGACCGGGAAGCCCTCTTTCATCATGGTGGTGACCATGTAGGTCGCCTGATGCGGGTCATAGGCGACCTGTTCGAGCTGGAAATGACCGCGGATCGACCGCAGCACCTCCAATATCTCGTCATAGTCGATGATGTTGCCCGGCGTGACGTTCAGCACGCCCTGCGTGTCCCAGGCCTGGTAGGACGGGACGTTGGCGACCGTCTCTTCGGGCAGAAAATACCAGCCGATCCGCAGATACGGGTCGGCAGGCGTCGCGCGGTCGCCGATCGGCAGGATCAGCAGCTCCAGCGCGGCGATATCGGTCTTCGACGCCAGATCGAGCGAGGCGATCGCGCGTCGGCCACGCAACCGCTCGATCGTCAGCGCGTCGACGGCCTTGATCGGCACCTCGGCCCGCTGGCAGGCCCGCCACGCCTCGACGTCGAAATAGGCGCTCTTGGCCGCAACCCACAGATTGAGGTGCTTGGTCTTGAACACGCCCGCCTTACGGGGGGTCAGGATGGCGTCGCGCTGGCGCGCCAGCAGAAATTCGCCCGACACCGAGATGTCGTAATTCGGGTTGGCCTTGCGAAGCGCGGCCTCCGACTTCCAGTCGTCGTCATCGTCGATCGTGAACTCGGCGAAGAACGTCTCGTCCGTCAGCGGCGGGCCGTCGCCCAGGCCCAGCGCCTTGCGGGGCGCGGTGTCGCGCTCGGACAGGCCGAGCCCGGCCAGCTTCTTCCGCTCGTCGCCGATCCGGGCGTAGCATGGCCCGGCCAGATTGTCCCCGGCGGTGGTGATCAGCACCTGAAGCGGCTGGTCGCGCGCGCCCATACCCGTTTGCATCGTGTCGACCTGGGCGTCGTCATGATGCTCATGATATTCGTCATGGATCGCGCAGCTGGGGCTCTGGCCGTCGCCGGGATCGCCGGTGATCGTCTCGAACTTGCTGTTGTCCTCGACCCGGACGAGCGAGCGGGCGTTGACCTCGATGCCGAAGCGGGTCTTCAGCGCCGGAGTGCGCTGGACCATCAGCTGGGCGGGCTTGAACACCTCCCACGCCTGCTTTTCGTTGGTCGCGCCTGAATAAACCTCGGCCCCGAACTCGCCATCCGCGCATAGCATGTACAGGCCGATCCCCGCCGACAGGGCGGACTTGCCGTTCTTGCGCGGCACGACGACGAACAGGATGCGAAACCGGCGGGTGCCGGTATCCTTGCGCAGCCAGCCGAAGGTGCAGGCCAGGATCCAGATTTGCCACGGCTCGAGGCGCAGTGTCTCCTTCGATCGCGCCCATTTGCCCTTGGAATGGGGCATCTTCTCGATGAACCGGCAGACGCGGGACGCCTTTTCCGGGTCGAAACGGAATGGAAACGCCTTGCGGCGTTCCACCTTCAGCTCGTCGAGGAAGCGCTGGCACTGGAGCCGGATCGAGCGGCAGGCCGGGATCTTCTTGGCCACCACGTCGCGCGCATAATTCTGCGCGATCAGGGCATAAGGGCGTGCCTCCACCACGCCGTTAGAAGTCGTCGAAGGCGCCCGCCTGCGGCTTGTCGCCCGATGCGATGCGCAGGGCGGCCGATGGGTTGAGCATCAGCTCGCCGAGGAGCGACTGCGCCTGCCGCATCGCGTCCGACAGCATCCCGACCTCGGGACGGGCGCGGATCATCTCGAACGAGACGGTTTCGCCATCGACCTTCTTCGACGTGGTGCTGCGGAACGTGTCGCCCTCGACCTCCAGTACCGCCTTCAGGCGCTGGACCTGCGACAACCGGATCGCGAGCAGCGCGACATGCTCGGAAAAGTGCGGCGATGCGCGCTTCTGCTCCTCGAGCAGCTTGGCGATCGATCCGAAGATCAACTGCTCGAGGTCGCCCAGGTGCAGCGGGGGCTGCATCGCGCCGATCGGCACCCCCTCGCCCATGGCGACGTCACGATCTTTCCGCGTCGTCCCCGCGAGCGCCTTCAGCGCCGGGTCTTTCCGTTTCCGTCCGGCGCCAGGCCGTGGACCACCACTTGCCATGCGCCCTCACATTTTCCCTTTTGATTCCGCCCAATCAAAAATTCGCCTGACCGCCGGTGTCCGGACCGATCGCCGTCAGAGATTTGACCGCCCCCCGGGGGGATGGGGGCTTAGCGATCCGCTGACGGGTGCTGGCGGGCAGCGGCCCGCTCGGCCGCTGACTTCGCATCGTGGCAGGGATCACAAAGGCCCTGCTTATTCGAGCGCTCGTCCGTGCCGCCTTCGCTAAGCGGGCGGATATGGTCGACAACGACGCTCGCAGTCGGCCGCCCCTGAGCAATACAGATGCGACACAGCGGCTCCTCGATCAGCACCTGGGCGCGATCGCGCTGGCCAGCCCGACCCCGCTTGCGGCGGTCGGGCTGGCCTTCAGGCCGTGCCCAAGGCTTGCGGCGCACGACCGGTCGGCCGAAGCTCGGCGGTTGCAACGGCACGTCCGGATGCGCCGACTAGCCCGTGCCGCGTTTCAGGCGACCAGATCGGTCAGCTTGCCGCGCATCCGGCCGAACCGCGCGCCCTCGGCCTCGGCCGCCTCGGCCGCATCGATCAGGTGCTTCGCCTGGTTACGAAGGTCATCAGCCAGGCCGGTCTGCTTGGCCTCGGCAGCGGCCAGGCGCTCGGCCACCTTGGACAGAAACGACACGATGCCGTCGACCGTCCGGGTCGGCAGCAGCAGGGCAAGCAACAGCAGGATGTGATTCATAAGCACCTCGTTCATGAGCCGGTTTCGTCGCCACCCATGCCCGGCCCGATGGCGACGGGGGCAATGACGTCGATGAAGAAATCCTCGGTCTGCTTGGACCGGAAGCCCAGCGAGGCGAGCGACACGTCGGGCCCATCGTCCCCGTCCAGCAGGCCCTGTTCGTCCAGCAGCTTCAGGATCGCGGGCTTGTCGAGCGAATGGCTGACCCGGATCGTCACGGACTCATAAGGCGAGCCGATCAGCACCTCGACCGCATCGCCGTCCTTGCCATGGTCATGGACGACCTTGGGCGGGCTGATGCGATAGCCGATGGTGCACCCGCCCAGCTCGACGGACTTGCGCTTGCCGCCGGTCAGCTCGTCGATCGATGCCGCCCACCACGGCTTCAGCTGCTTGGCAATGTCCTTCAGCTCGGCCGCGATCGGGACCAGCGCAGCGTCGGCCACGCCGTTGGCCCGCGCCATCAGGGCGGCGCGGCGGGCGTTGATCGTGTCGGCCTGGGCGGACAGGACCGCATAGCGCGTCGCCAGCGCCGTGGCCTGCGCCACGGTCTGGGGTGCCCGCTGCGCCGGGGAGCGAAGCCGGGTCACAGCGACGCCGCCGGTCGGCTGGCAGCATAACGGTCATAGTCGAGCGTGGCGGCAGTCGAGCGGCTCGCATGCAACTCGGCATAGACCTGCGCCAGAAAGCGCCGGGTGACGGGCACGGAATCGCGCGGCTCGCCAGCCATCGCGACCTGATTCAACTGGGCAAGGTCGATACCACGCATCATCGTCAGAACCACGCTTGGCGGCCGTCCTCGCTGACGTGCAGCGGGGCGGCGGTTGGGCGGGCATCAGGCCCGCGAAAGGGTTTGACCAGGTCGGCCGCGATGCGGTGCGCCTCGGTCTCGAAAGCGTTGAACTCGGCCGCCGATCGCGCGCCGTGACGAACGCGGCGGATCAGCGCCTCAAGGCGATCACGCGCGCTTTCCAGATCGTCGGCAGGATGGCGCCGCTGCGCGCCACGACGGGCGGCAGCGGCTGGCCCCGCGCAACCGGCGGATGTGCTTCGGTTCGACGGGGCCATGGGCGCATCTCCAAGACGCGAAAAAGCCCACCTCCGGGGGGGGATGGAGGCGGGCTTTGCAGTCAGGTCGCAATTCGCGCGGGGTCGTTTAGGCCCGAAAAGTGACCGCTTGGGCAGGGTAGTTTTTGGGTGGAAGCGCGAGAAACGCCCCATTTGCGCCGACCATCAAAATCTGATGCGCATAATCTTGCAATATGATTTCCTGATGACTATAACGTGGTCATGGATGTGCAGCGATGAAACGGCTGCCCATCCATTACAGGGGCAATGGTGCCCCGCATCAAAATGAAGGGAAGCAATATGCCGAAAAAGGAGGTTGTTATTGATTTTTAACAACTAATGCACGTTGGAAGAGGCCACCACCTTTCCAGATGGCGCTAAGTCATCCAATGCCCCGCATGTGTGGGGATCTGGGCTTATCTAGGATATAGCTCCCAGCGTGCTCTAAGGTGATGGCCCATATCTTGGAAGGCCCGTTCCACGTTTCAAGGAACTGGTGATGTCCAAGTTTGATGTTGAGTTGGAAAGCGAGATCGAGGTTTTTCCGGTCGGCATTGTGAAGAGCGTCAAGGATTTGGAGGTGGTCAGCCGCATTCAGATTTCCCGCCGCGAAGCCAAGATGCGTGACCGGCTGACCGTGGTCAGCTTCGTGCTCGTGATCGCCAGTCTTTTTCTGGCCACGCTGATCGGACTGCATGACGGCAACTACAAGGGAGTTGGCATCGTGTGGGCGCTCGGGGGAGGTCCGCTCTGGTGGATGGTCAGGAGCTATTTCAGAAAGGGATGAACGGTGCACCATGGCAAGACCAGCTAAATCGCCGTCTACGGCGCTGAGGCGCGTCCAAATGGATATGCCGGAAAAATCCGTTGCTCGTCTTCTCGCCTTGCAGGCCGCGACAGAGGCTTCCAGTTACGCGGAAGTGATCAAGAACGCCCTGCGTTTGTACGAGGTGGTAATTCGAGAGGTTGAGGCCGGCGGGGAAATTCTTGTCCGTCGAGGAACGGAAGTCGAAAAACTGGCTGTTTTCGCAGCCTGACTTTCATCCTCGGGGGTCGGTGCCCCGCCGACTCTCCTATAGAATGCCAGCGTGCGCCGCCGCCAGGGTCGCAGGATCGATCTCCCGCCGCGCCTCGGCTTGACAGCGCGGCCATAGGTTCAGCGCCTCGATCAACAGCCGCTTGGCCCGACGATGCGCCATCCCGTGCCGATGCGCGGCAACGGTGAAGCCGATCCCCCCGACGATCATGTCCAGAACCGTCGCCGGATGCGCCAGCGCCGCGCGCCAGCGGTTATAGGCCACCTCGGACCGCACCGCCCCAAGCGCTTCATAGAACGTCCCGTCGCCGCGTGGCGAGCGGTCCACCCGCGCCTCGATGCTGGCGACCGCGACCGACACCTCCCCCACGACGCGGCGATGGGCCATCTCGATCGCTTCGGCCGCCGCCAGATGGTCCTTGTCGATCGCGCCCGAATTATAGAGGCGGGCCAGCGCGCCCTCGGTCCGCGTCGCCACGTCGCGCAGCGTCTCCGGCGTCGCCTCGCGCCCGGTATAGCGGTTATCCGCCTTCAGGCGCTCGGCATGGGCGCGCACCGCCGCATTGCGCTTGGCCTTGCGCTCCTGCTTGTTCAGCCCGGCCGTGTCGACCGGCGGCATGACGCGCGGGCGCTTCAGCACCAGCCGGTTGACGCGATCGGCCTCCCGCGCGCGACTGGCGGCGATGAGCAGGCGCGGATCTCGATAGGCGGTCATACCCGATCCCGCCGCCTGCCCGGCCAGATTGTTCGTCTGCGTCATTGTCACGTCACCCCGATGTCATCCGGGGTCGTAATCAAGCACCGGCTTCATCGGGAGGGTAGGAAACGGGCCACGCACCACATCGTCGTCGACGACATAACCCGCCGCACGCAATTCGCGCACTGCCTCGGCCAGCTTGTCGGGAAGCGCAATGCCGCGCGCGCCAGGACGACGGACGATCGCCCCCTCCTCCGCCAGCACGCGCAATATCCACTTGATGTTGTTCCGGTCCGCCCCTGTCCCGGCTGCAATTTCGGAAATGGACGGCGATCCGCCCCACCGCCCAATGTACGAGCGAATGAAGGTCAGGACGAGCAGTTTCCGGCTGCCCATCTCCGGCAATAGGCGTAGCGACCGTTCCACGATGTGCGTTGTTCTCCCCGCGACAGAACATAGGCAGAATCAAGCGTGTAGGAAAGGCGTGGCCGGTTCGGGCCCTATCGGATCGTGCCAAAATAGTCCGTGTCCTACAAACGGACGTTCTGTTTTCGTTCGAGCATGGACGAGACAGAGCAACTGGTCGCGGGCTTTTTCCACCTACGCCGGTCGTTGAGCAGGAAGAAGCGCCCCGTTATCTCCGACGATGATCGGATCATGCGGTCTATCCTCGACCGGAAGGCGCAAGAGGAGCGATGCGCGCTCCGCCAGGCGCGCCTCGAATGGGCCGAGGACCGCGACGATTGGGAACGCCAATGGCGCTAGGCCGCGATCGGCTCGCCCACCTTGATCTCGTCCGCCCGCGCCCGCACCTGCGCCAGGTCATAGGCGCTCTGCATCCGCAGCAGCGTCTCCGGATCGATGCCGAACACCTTGTGAAACCGGATCGCCATCTCCGGCGTCACGCCGCCATGTCCGTTCAGGACCGGGCTGAGCGACTGGCGCGTTACGCCCAGCCGCGCGGCCGCGTCGACGATCGTCAGCCCATGCGCGTCGATCAGCTCGGACCGAAGCCACGGGCCGGGATGGACGAACATGCTGTCGTGCAGCTTGATAGCCATCAGTGATAATCCTCCAAGTCGAGTTCGATGATCGCCCCGGCCTCGTCCAGCCGGAAGGTCATCCGCCAGTTGCGGGTGACGGTCAGCGACCATGTTCCCGCGCGATCGCCGGTCAGCTGGTGTGCGCCATAGTTCGGGGGAACCATCAGGGCGTCCACCGAGGTGGCGGCATGGAGGAAAGCGATCATCCCGCGAAGCCGCTCGACCAGCTTTCCGTCGAGGCCCCGGCTGTTGCCGGTTTCAGCGAAGCGGCGGAGCGCCTTGTGCGAGATGGTTTCGATTTCCATGCACGCAAACTAGCGCCGCAACGCCCGAACGTCAAGCGTCGCCTGACGCTTTACGCTGATTTTTGCCAATGGTCGCGACGCTCGGCGTACGCTGTTTTGTCGTGCCTATCTGGCGCAAAAGGCACCGGCAGAATTAGCGGCTTCTTCAAGCCTTTTTATGATCTCGTAAAAGGTGGGCGCATCTGAATCTTGCGCAACCCAATTTTTATCTCGCTCGTAGACCGCCATGTATTCGTCTAGCGTACGATCTAGCTCCTTCACATACTGCCGTTCGGAGAAGTCCAGCGTTTGGGCCCGCTCAATAACCTCTTTGAAAAAAAGGTTAGCATGGACTGCATGGGGTTCAAACATCTCTAAAGCGCGCCCCCAATTACCGCTTACTTCATTATTTGCGGGGAAAAACGGGGCTAGTCCTGAAACATGGCGTCGCAAGCGATTAATCTCGTCAAGGATGGTTTTCTGCTCCTTGCGCCTCTTCTTTTTGTCGGTGCTGTCAGCCAGCCAAGCGGCACCAGCGACTGTCCCCGCCGCCCCGACCATCGCACCCGCAAACGCAAAAACATCATCACTTTTGAAGCCGGTGTTATACAACATTGCCAATGCCGCCCCTGTGCCACCGGAAGTGAAAGCGACCAGAAGCCAGAAGACAAGGGAATGCCCGCCAAATTCTATCTCTGGTTCATTAACCCGCAGCGTGCGCACCGCATCGGCTTGAAAAAATCGACTACCACTGCCGTCATTTGCCACGCTCGCAACTCCCCATGCGCCCGGTTACACATCACGCCTCACTCAGCTCGTCTGACCCTTCCCTCCACCTCTTGAATAATATTCAAAATTTCGACCTCCATTTTCGTCCGTGCCGCTAAAGATTTATTTGAAGGATGACTGACCAGAATATGCTCCTTCCGGGATGTGACGATGGCATCTGGGAATTTTCTCGCAATTCGCCATTGCACTTCATTCATAGCTTCACGTGAAACCGCAAATATCATAACCAAGCTCGCATCCAATGCAGAAGAATAGCTTGATGGTGGCGCTTCAGATGATGCCAATGCGTCACGAACTGGTGTTGACGTAAAGGTTTTCATGTGGCGCATTTCAGATTTTATCATTTCCAACTGATCAAGCAACGCTTGCCCCAGTGGCACCGCCTCATTACCCGGAGCACCTAATTCGATAGGCCCGAATGTCTTGATGTAGGGACGGTAGGTGTTTTGGTCGACAACGGCTTTTACGGCCTGAATCCTTGCCGTGAGCCGCTCAACAAAATCTTCGGCCGACTTATAGTGAAGACTCCTGTCATAGACCACATACTCTGCGGGACCGATGTCGAAAGGCGCGCGCATCACGCCGTCGTTGACGATGATGGTGGGCTTACCGAATGCGAGACGGATACCGAGTTCCAGCATCACGTTCGGATTGAGGCCGCTCACATCGCAAACGGCGAATGGCTGCTCGTACAAGTTCCGAACGATCCGTTCCTGCAATACGTCGGCTGGCCCGTTCGCCCAGACCGGTTGCGGAGTCATTCCTGCCTTTCGCACGCCTCGCGAAATCAGCTCGAGCATCGCTTCCCAATGGCTCGCGGGGTAATCGGTCATGTCGGCGATCGGCATGATGATCCCGCATTCGACCATGACGTCGTCCGGCTTGGCGGATTCAGCAGCTGGGGCTCTGGCCATTAAAAACTTCCTCTCGAAAGGCGGCATTTGCCAATTCTTGTGTCCACGTCCCACTCGGGACGGTACTGCGCTTGCCCGCGTCGCAGTTGGACGCACGACAGATTCTCGCTACCGGCCGACACAAACGCCAGCGTCCGGCCGTAATGGTCGCGGCTGACACGCTCGATGGCGATCGGCGCAACAAGGGCCTTTTGAAGACTGGCCTTCGAGGCGAAGGGATCGCCAGGCACACAACGGCGGCCGACCCGGCAATGGCCGGGCATTTCGGGCGCGTCGATCCCGATCAGCCGGATGCGCTCCCGTCCACATCGCAGAGTGTCGCCATCGATCGCGCGGCAAATGCCACGCGCTTCCGCGCTGGCGTGGGATGCAAGGATCAGCAGAGCACCAAGGCTAAAAACGCGCAAGGATGGCCAATCCCACGACAAAGATAATCAACAGCGCCCAATGCTTCAGGGTGACGCGACGCGCCCGCTCTGCGGCCGCCTGCGTCTCTGCAATTTGGCGCGTGGCAGCCTCGGCAGAAGCTGCCGCCTGCCGTTCCGCCTCCACTGTCGCGGCCGCCTCCGCTGCGGCGAAACTTGGATCTGTCGCACGCAGTTTGGCTCGGGCCTCGTCGCATCTGCGTTCGAGCGCGGCGGCCTGATCATCCGACACGCCATAAGCTAGAGCGCTGCCGCTCACCATCATGATCAACTGCAGCGCCGGGCCGAAATGCGGGCACCATCGCAACCCCGCATCCAGCACGTCGAGGATCGTAAATGCGTTCCGGACGCAGTGCGCCGACGTGCCGTCGACCTCCACAAACTTGGCCCAATGCAGCCGGTTCGCCTTGTGAAGTTCCGTCGCGAACATCACCAACTCGGAGATCGCGGTTTCCGCCATCGACGAACGGACATTCTCCGGTGCAGTGCCAATCGCATGTCCGAAGGCTACCGCCGTTTCATGAAGCCGAATGTGCTTCAGGCTAGACAACCGGGCGACGCTCCGCCCCTTTCCAAGCCATGCTTCCGACACGGTCGGATCAATTTCCAACACGCGGTTGAAATAGCTGATTGCTTCCTCGTCGTTCCGCGCCTCGATGGCAGTTCGCGCCATGCCGAGCAGGTTCGGAACGGCACTTTGCCCCTCATTCATCCCAGTCCCCCACCTGTCTTCAACCGTTAACTGATCCAAGTTAGCGAGCCGCCCCCGACTCCCACCGGCCCTCTGACAAAAGGCCAGCAATTTCATTGAATGAGTATCTGCTACCGGCTTCCGCCTGCCCTTTGGCGTGTCCTCAATGCACCGTTATGTGCGCGACGATCGCGCGGATTGTTGACCAGCGTCATGCGGCCCTTCAGCGCCAGCTCCAGCTTTTCCGCGATGGAAACGACGCTGTGACGGTCGAGCAGATCGAGCGGTCGCGAGCGCTGTGGGGAGCTGCAATGCAAGCTCGTGAGCGAGTTCGTCCTGCGACAGACCTTCCGACGCAGCCAATATCCCCAAGAACATCTGTTCCAGCGCGGGCAGGCTAGGCAGGACCACGTCCAGCGTCACCGTCTGAACTTCCGGTTCTGGCGGTGGCGGTGGCGCTCCCTCATCAGGGTCGTCTGTTTCGCCCATGATGTAGGCGGGCGACGTCTGAAGCGCACGGGCAATGCTCACGATATGGGTCGAGCCGTATTGCGCACCATTGATGAGACGCGAAATTGTCGGCTGGGTAACGCCACACAGGCGCGCCACTGCACTTGCGGACAAGCCCAGCTCTTCCATTCGCGATTTGATGCGATCGCCCATGCTCATGGCGTCGAGGCTATACATTTACGTATTGCCCCCACATCATATTATACGTATAGCATGACCTATACCGATTCGTATAGAAACGCGTCGGAAGGGAGGTGCCCATGTCGGTGACGCCAATGCGATACGAGACGCCGCTGCACGCGATCCGCGCCGCGGTGGAGCTTCTCGGCGGCCAAGCTCCTACCGCCCGCTTGTGCGTGGTGAGCCAGCCGACCGTCTGGCGTTGGGTCAAGGGCAAGTCGCCCGTCACGCCGCGAGCATGCCCCATCATTGAAGAGTTTTCGGGCGTGCCCTGCACCGCCCTGCGCCCCGACATTTACCTGACGGAAGCTCCGTCGCCGTCTGCGCCGCCTCTGATCGAAAAGGCCCGCGCATGACGTCCCGCCCTCTTTGCTCCCTCGTCCGCCAGTCTGGTGGCGAGCGCCGGTCGTATCTCCCTGGGTTGGTAATTCGACCGGCGTCCTGTTTCGCATCGCGCCTCGATAGCGCCAGCGTGGCCCGGCGTCGGTCGCCATTGCCGTGCCCTTTGGCGGCCGCGTTCGCTGGTCGACGGACTGGCGATGGCTGGCGGTGGGCAGGTGGTAACTCAACGATGGCCGAAGCCGGCGACGCGTCCAGCGTCGCCGGTGGAGGGCGAACAGCATGACATACGCTCGTGCACCTCTGACCTTCGAGGCTGCGCTGGACATGATCGTCGCGCGCATCGGCCAACGGACGGCACTCTCCGTAGTCAACCGGGCCCGTCGCACGGTCGCCGATTGGTCGAATCCACACCATACCGCCTCCGTGCCGATCGAAGCAGCACTGGCGCTGGACGGCGCATGGCGCGCGGCCGGTGGCGCGGGCGCCCCGCTGCTCGACACCTATCGCCGCCGGTTCGAGGCCGCAGCCCCCATCGTCATGGGCCTCGACCTCGCCAGCCTGCCCGACCTCACCGTCCAGTGCATCCACGAGGGGGCGGAGGCGAAAGCCGCGCTCGTCATCGCGATGTTGCCGGGCGCGACCGATCTTCAGCGCCGCGAGGCGTCGCGGGAAGTAACCGAAAACATCGCGGTGCTCGAGGCAACCCTGCCCCACCTGATCGTCCAACAGCCGCCATGACCGCCGCCGCCGACCGTACTCCCCACGCCCACCCGACGATCCAAAGCCGCCCCCGCCGATCCGATGCGATCGGCGGAGCGGCAAACTGCTGCCCGGAGCCGCGACGACCGATGCACGTCAACATGGATGAACTGACCTTGGCGCTGGCCGAGCTGCGGATCGCCCGCGACCGGGTCTGCCGCCAGCTGCCCGAACACACTGTGCTCGATACGCCCGATCAGACCCGGATGCTGCCTGCGTTGCAGGACGTGTTCATGCGACTGTCGCGCGCCGCGTTCGACCTGCGCTCGATCTGCGAGGCGCAGATGCCCGTCGCTGCCACCGTGGTGGTGGACGTCATGCCGGAGCGCCGCCGGTGATGACGCTGACCCCCGGTGCATATCTCCGTGCCTGCCGCAGCGCCGCCGGGCTGTCGGTCGAGGATATCGCGGACAGGGTCGCGACCGAGCCCCGGCAAAGCGCGATCGTCCGCGCCGACTGGCTCAAGTCGGTTGAGGCGGACATCGCCCCGCTTTCGGTCGCGATGGTCGCGGTCCTGTCCGCGATCCTGCCGATCGACGCGGCGATCGTCGTCGAGCTGGAGCAGCATCGCCTCGGCATCGTCGACGCGACGACCCCGCTCTGCACGCTGTGCGGCACAACAGACCGCGCGAGGTGCGGCTATCCGGCCGGGACGCTCTGCATCTGGACCGGCCTGCCGCCGCGCGCCGGAGAAGCCGCATGAGCGACTATCTGTATCGCCGCCTCAAGGTCACGATGCGGACCATCCATGTCATCGCGTTTTTCGCCGCCGGGATCGCAATGGCCTGCGTCCTGATGGGCTGGACCCGCGCGGCGGTCGCCGCCGTCATCCTGATCCTGTTCGCGCACATCCTTTCCACCGAGGCCCTGCGCGCCTTCGTCGTCCTGCATTTTCGGGAGCCCCGCAAATGAAACCGATCGCGCGCGACATGCTGCACGACATGAACTGCCGCTGCGCCGACTGCCCGGCCGAGCGCCAGGCCGCGGAGCATCTGTCGACCAACGATCTATGCCTGATCGGCATCGCCGGGTTCATCGTGGGCCTGATCCTGGTCGCGCTGCTCGACTGGATAACGGCCGGGCCCGGCGTCATTCCGGAGTTGGGGCTGTGAGCGACACGGAACGGCTCATGCGGCTGATGCTGAAGGACATGCCGGTCCTCGTTACGAAGGCCGACGTCCTCGATCATTATGCGGGCCAAAGCGAATTCCGGTCGATCGCCCTTCGCATGGGGCAGCTGCAAGCCGAGCAAGCGCCGCGAGACGAAGAAAACCGTCGGCTCAACGATATGTGGAAGGCGGCGATGCCAGCCATCGACCTCCAGATCGCCGCAGCCGAGCAGGTGACGGCCCTGCTCCGCCAGTTGGCGCGCGAGGAGCGCATCTTGGCTGCCCGCGCCGCTGCCGCAAACGACAAGAGGGAGCCTGCCCGTGGTCAATGAACTGTCCCCCCGCGCTTGCGGGATCGCCAAAAACTTGATGGACGACATCGACCTGGTTCTGAACGGCCATCTGCTGCCCGCGCAGATGATCCTGTCCCCGACCGAAGTCTCGCTTGTCATGGTGAAGACGACGGCCGCCCTGTCGCGCGCGGCGTTGCTGTACTGCCTCCAGACGAAGGCCAGCGACACCACGCCGACCGCCATGTCCAACCTCTTCCAAACCTCCCTGGAAGGATGGCTGCAGGATGCGCGGGAACAGGCGATCGACAGGTTCAACCGCCTCTCCACCATCGGCGCACAGGCTGGATAAATGGCCAACGCCTACACCCGTGCAGAGCGCTGCTTCGCGGTCGCGCGCTCGACCAGATTCCCGGCAGAGCGTGCCGCTGCGATCGGTCGCGGCACGGCGATTGCCAATGCAGCGGGGATCAACCTCGATCGCTTCGATATTCCGGGCCGGGTCAACAGGCATCGCTCGGCCGATTTCCGCGCGACCAAGGCCGACTTTTCGACAGCTCGTCATGCGCCCGCCGATTATTCGGTCGAGGAAGTGAACCGCCTATTTCGCGAGCATCTGCACCGGATGGGCAACGCCTCCGCCCGGGATCGCAACGAGATGCGCGAAGCACTGGACCGCATGGGCGATGCTATCGGCGCGGCCGAGCAGGCGGCCGGGGCAGTCGAGGGCGAGACGGCCTATGACGCACGCCGCCGCAACTTCGACGCAGCCTGCGCCGCCGCGAAAGCCCGCGATACCCGCGCGGCGAGCGGGGCAGCGCTATGATGACCATCATGGCCCCCAGCGGCACCGTGGTTCACACCTTCAACGCGATCGAGGCCGCCTCGATCGCGCAATCGGCCGATACCATCGCCCGCCAGGCCCGGCGCGGCGTCCGCGCTGGCGGGGACGGGCTGTTCCCCATCCGCGACCTGTTGGATCGCTATGGCCCCATGATCTATGATCCGGAGGCCATCGCCGCCGTCACCGGCGTCCATGTCGACCTCGTCCGCGCCATGGCCCGCCTGGGCTATCTCAACGTCTATGAAGGCTGGGTCGTGACGGTGAAGGCCGCATGACCGATCGCCTCAAGTGCCGCGTACCCGATTGCCGTCGCACCACACAGGCAGGCCGCTACACGTCGTGGATCTGCGTCGCGCATAGCAGGCTGGTCGCCCCCGAGACGCGCCTCGCCTGGTTGCAGCTCCGTCGAATCGCTTCGCCGTCGCCGGAACGGCCGTTCGGCCGATCCCGCTTCAACCGATTATGGCGGCGCCTCGAACGCGCCGCTGGCGTCGTTCCATCCATGCGGGGGCAATTATGACCCCGGCATTTGAGGCCCTAATCGACGCGATTGCAGGGCTGATGGTCGCAGAGGATGCTGCGCGCGCTAACAAGAATCGGAGTGAACCATGCCCCGCGCAGCGATCTACGCTCGCTTTTCAACCGACCGACAGTCCCCCTGCTCGGCCGAAGACCAGATCGCGCTCTGCACCGAGCGGGCTGCGCGCGAAGGCTGGGAAATCGCGGGCGTCTATACCGACATCGCGATCAGCGGCGCGACCAACCGTCGACCAGGGATGACCGCGCTGCTGTCGGACGCCGCCGCCGGGGCGTTCGACATCGTGCTTTCCGAAGCGATCGACCGCATCTCGCGCAACCAGGCCGATATCGCGACGATCTTCCAGCGGCTGGAATTTGCCAACGTGGCGATCGAGACGCTGTCCGAAGGGCGCATCAACGAGATGCACATCGGCTTCAAGGGGACCATGTCGGCGGTCTTCCTGAAGGATCTGGCGGACAAGATCCGGCGCGGCCAGCGCGGCGCGGTATCGCGCGGCCGCGTGCCGGGCGGCCTCGCCTATGGCTATCGCGTGGTGCCGAAGATCAATGATCGCGGCGAGCTGGATCGCGGCCTGCGCGAAATCGACGAGGACCAGGCCGCCGTGATCCGCCGGATCTACCGCGCCTATCTGGCGGGAATGAGCCCCAAGGCGATCGCCCATGAGCTCAATCGCGACGGCATCCCCTCCCCCACCGGCGGAGAATGGCGCGGCTCGTCGATCGCCGGTCATCGCGCGCGCGGGCTCGGGGTGCTTCACAACCCGATCTATGTCGGCCGCTATCTGTACAACCGCGTCACCATGAAAAGGGACCCTGACTCGCGAAAGCGGATCTCGCGGGTCAATCCATCGGCCGAAAAGATCATGGTCGACATGCCGCACCTCCAGATCATCGACGAGGAAACGTGGCAGGCGGTGCAGGAACAGACGGAGCAGCGCGCGACGGGGCCGATGGGACAGCATCTGCGGCCGCGCCACCTGCTCTCGGGCCTGGTGACGTGCGGTGAGTGCGGCGGGTCGGTATCGGTCGTCGGCGGCAAGCGGCTGGGCTGCATCCGACATCGCGAAGCGGGCACATGCGACGTCCGCAAGACGATCGATCGCGAGGAGCTCGAGGACCGCGTCCTCGCCGGTATCGTCAACCGGCTGCTGTCACCCGAATCGATCTCGCTGCTCGTGAAGCGCTATCACGACAAGGCGGCAGAATATGAGAAGCGCGATCGCGAATCGGTCGACGCCCTAGACAAACGAGTCGGGGTGGCGGAGCGGGCCATCTCACGCCTGGTCGCCGCGATTGCGGACGGCGCGGCCGACTTTACGGAAATTCGCGAAGCGCTGGCGGCCCGCAAGGCCGATCGCGATTCGCTGATCCGCCAACGCGACGAAATTTCGGCCGACAAGATCGTGGTGATGAATCCCAATCTGGTCGACGATTATCGGCGCCGGGTGAAGACCCTGTCGCGCGTCCTGCACGCCAGCGCTGGCATCGAGCATGCCGAGGTAAAGCAGCGTCTGCGCGATCTGATCGAGGGCGTGAAGCTCACGCCCTCGAATACGGACTGGGATATTGAGGTTTTGTCGTCTCTGGGGTCGGCCGTCGCTCTTGCGACGTCACCCCAGACCCCCCGAGGGGGTTCTGGAATGTCTGACCGGGTGGTAGCGAAGGAGGGACTTGAACCCCCGACACGCGGATTATGATTCCGCTGCTCTAACCAGCTGAGCTACTTCGCCATGCTAGGCGTTCCACCCGGTGGAGGCGCGCCTATAGACAGGCTATTTTCGGGCGTCAAGCGAACAAATGACGCGAAAGCATTTCCCAGGGGCCGCCGCGATACCACCAGGCCCCCAGCCCGATCACCTCCACCTCGCGCGGGCGGAAATCGCGCTCCATCTGCTGGAGGAGCAGCTTGGCGGTGGCGGGCGTCACCTTGTTCTGGATCGTCACATGCGCACGCCAGCCGCCCGCATCCTGCGGCGTCAGCATCCCGGCAAAGACATCGACCAGTTCGCGTCGGATCGCGACCAGTCCGGGCGATTCGATCCGAATCGCCACGCCCCGGCCCAGCGACATCAGCCCGCCCGCCCGCGCCTGCGGCGCGCGTTGCCCGCGCGTCAGGCCGTTCAGGCGATGCTTCAGCTCCGCCTCGACCGAAGGCGGCAGATGGTGGAACAGCGTGCAATGCGCATCGAGCACGTTGCGCTCGGGCGGGAAATGCTGGCGGCGCAAGCCGTCGAACCAGCCCTGGTCGGCGCGCCCGAACAGCGCGGTGACGATAATCGGGGCTGGCTCGCCGCTCAAATCTCGACCTGACTGCCCAGCTCGACCACGCGGTTGGTGGGCAGGCGGAAGAATTCCATCGCGCTCTCGGCGTTGCGCAGCATCCAGGAGAACAGCTTCTCACGCCACACCGACATGCCGGGCCGTTCGGCGGCGAGCAGCGTCTGGCGCGACAGGAAGAAGCTGGTGTCCATCATCTTGAACGCGCCGCCCGCCATCTCGACCCGCTTGAGCGCCGATGGGACGTCGGCCTCTTCCATGAAGCCGAAACGCAGCACCAGACGGTGGAAACCATGTCCCAGATCGTCCAGCTTGGCGCGCTCGCCCTCGGGCCAATAGGGCTGGCTCATGATCTTGACGGTCAGCAGGATGATCCGCTCGTGCAGCACCTTGTTGTGCTTGAGATTGTGGAGCAGCGCGTGCGGCACCCCCTCGGGCGAGGAGGTCATGAAGATCGCGGTGCCGGGCACCCGGCTGGCGGCGCCGGCGGCCGAATCGATGAAGATGTGGATCGGCATCGTCCCTTCGCGCAACCGCTGGATCATCAGCTTGCGCCCCGTCGACCAGGTGGTCAGGAAGGTGAAGATGATGAAGCCGACCAGCAGCGGGAACCAGCCCCCCGACGGCACCTTGGTCAGGTTGGCGAGGAAATAGGCGCCGTCGACCAGGAAGAACAGGCCGAGGAGCGGCAGCGCGGCATAGAGCGGCCATTTCCACAACCGGGTCAGCGCGACGCCCAGCAGGCAGGTGTCGATCAGCATCGCCCCCGTCACCGCGATCCCATAGGCCGAGGTCAGGTTGGACGAGGAGCGGAAGAACAGCACCAGCAGGATCACCATCACCATCAGCATCCAGTTGATGAGCGGGATGTAGATCTGACCGGCGGTCGCGGCCGATGTGTGCTCGATGCGTAGACGCGGCATGAAGCCCAGCTGGATCGCCTGCTGCGTCACCGAGAACGCGCCGGTGATGACCGCCTGGCTGGCGATCACGGCGGCGGCGGTGGCGAGGATGACGAGGGGAAGCTGCAACCCCTCGGGCGCCAGCATGTAGAAGGGGCTCTCCAGCGCCGCCGCGCCCTCGCGGACCAGCAGCGCCCCCTGCCCCATATAGTTGAGCATCAGCGCGGGCAGCACGAAGACCAGCCAGGACAGGCCGATCGGCCGCCGCCCGAAATGGCCCATATCGGCATAGAGCGCCTCGGCCCCCGTCACCGCCAGCACGACCGAACCCAGCGCCAGGAAGCCGCGCACCGGCTCGATCAGGAAGAATTGCGCCGCATAATGCGGGGACAGCGCGAACAGCACCTCGGGCGTCTGGACGAAGCTCATGATGCCCAGCACCGCGATGGCGGTGAAATAGACGAGCATGACGGGCCCGAAGAACAGCCCGACCCGCTCGGTCCCCGAACGCTGGATCTTGAACAGCACGATCAGGATCGTGATCGCGATCGGCAGGACGAAGCTGCCAAAGGCGGGGGCGGCGACCGCCAGGCCCTCGACCGCGCCCAGCACCGTGACGGCGGGGGTGATCATGCTGTCGCCATAGAAGAGCGCGGTGGCGAAGACGCCCAGCAGCACGATCCCGCGCGACCAGCGCCGCGTCTTGGTCTGCCCCGACACGAGCGCGAGCAGCGCCAGGCTGCCCCCCTCGCCCCGATTGTCGGCGCGCATGATGATCGCGACATATTTGACCGACACGACGATCATCATCGACCAGAAGATCAGGCTGATGACGCCCAGGATATGCGCATTGTCGAGCGGCAGCGGGTGGTGCGGGTTCGCGAAGGTCTCGCGAAAGGCGTAAAGCGGGCTGGTGCCGATGTCGCCGAAGACGACCCCGATCGCCCCCAGCGCCAGGCGCCCCAGCCCCTGGGGATGGTGGGAATGGGATTCTTCGGTCGCGGTGGTGGCGATCCCGGTCGGTGCGACGCTCATGACTGGGCGATCGTGCCGGTGACGGAGCGGATCATCGGCGACATCCGTGGCAACCCTGTGATCATCGCGACGCCCTAGCATGGCCCCAAAAGGCCAGCAACGCAGGTGCCGGGCGCTTGTTGCATTCGGGCACGATTCGCGTGGGCGGCGATGCCGCAATGCAACAGTGGCGGGGTGGTTCTTTCGGGGCATGGTCTCGGTGAGACACCGTTTCCTTCCCCTACCCCCCGCCTGTCCGAGGCGAAATTTTGCGGCGGCGCATACGGCCAACCCCAAGGCACGCCCCTCCCGCAGGCGGGAGGGGATGGGGGAGGGCAAGCCGCAGGCGACGGTCTCGGTGAGACTCCCTGCCCGCCCCCAGCCCCTCCCGCCTGCGGGAGGGGAGAAGAAGGCCCCGCCCCGACAACACATTCCCCACCGAAACGGTTCACCTCCCGCCCCCGATCGGCTACGGCCTGATCCATGGTAACTCGCACCGCCCCAGAGGCCGCTTCGGAAATCCCGTCCTCCGTCCCTGTATCGGCCGCGCCTATC